ATGACATTTGAGAAATTTACAATTAAAGCACAAGAAGCTGTTCAGAGTGCGATAAACATTGCACAGCGAAATGGACAGCAGACCATTGAGCCAGTACACATATTAGCTGGTGTGATGGATAAAGGAAAGGACGTAATAAATTACGTCTTCCAGAAAATTGGTGTCAATGCACAAGCTGTAGAGACTGCCATTCAGAATGAGATAAGCCACTTACCAAAAGTATCTGGTGGTGAACCCTACCTCTCTTCTGAAACCAATCAGGTGATGCAGCGTACATTGGATATCTCGCAGAAGATGGGGGATGAATTCGTTAGTATCGAACCGATGCTGCTTGCCCTACTTGCTGTGAACTCAACCGCAAGCCGTATATTGAAAGATGCGGGTTGTACAGAGAAGGAAATGACAGCTGCTATCAATGATCTTAGACAAGGTCAGAAGGTACAGTCGCAAAGTGGTGATGAGAACTATCAGTCATTACAGAAATATGCGCGCAACCTTATCGAGGATGCACGTGCAGGAAAACTCGACCCAGTGATTGGTCGTGATGAGGAGATTCGTAGAGTATTACAGATTCTATCTCGTCGTACAAAGAATAACCCTATTCTCATTGGTGAGCCAGGTACTGGTAAGACAGCTATTGTTGAGGGGTTAGCAGAGAGAATCATTCGTGGTGATGTACCAGAAAACTTAAAGGACAAACAACTCTACTCATTGGATATGGGTGCGATGTTGGCTGGTGCTAAATATAAAGGTGAGTTCGAGGAGCGTCTTAAGAGCGTTGTTAAGGAGGTGATGCAGGCTGATGGTAACATCATTCTCTTCATTGACGAGATTCACACATTGGTTGGTGCAGGTGGTGGCGAAGGTGCCATGGATGCTGCAAACATCCTTAAACCAGCCTTAGCACGTGGCGAATTGAGAGCTATCGGTGCAACAACACTCAATGAATATCAGAAGTATTTTGAGAAAGATAAGGCGCTTGAACGTCGTTTCCAAACCGTATTAGTAGATGAACCAGACGAGTTGGATGCTATCTCTATCCTTCGTGGATTGAAGGAACGTTATGAGAACCATCACAAGGTACGTATTCAGGACGATGCTTGTATCGCAGCTGTTAAGCTTTCTGAGCGTTATATTTCAGACCGTTTCTTGCCAGATAAAGCTATCGACTTGATGGATGAGGCTGCTGCAAAACTGCGTATGGAACGTGACTCTGTACCAGAGGAGTTGGATGAAATCACTCGTAGATTGAAGCAGCTTGAGATTGAGCGTGAAGCTATTAAGCGTGAGAACGACACAGAAAAGATTGCACAACTCGACAAGGAGATCGCTGAACTCAAAGAGCAGGAACATGGGTTCCGTGCAAAGTGGGAAGGCGAACGTGGACTGGTGAATAAGATTCAGCAGGACAAACAAGAGATTGAACAGCTCAAGTATGAGGCTGACCGTGCCGAGCGTGAGGGTAATTACGAGCGTGTTGCCGAGATTAGATACTCACGACTAAAGCAATTAGAAGACGATATCAAGAACATCCAACAGCAGTTGCAAGCGACACAAGATGGGCAAGCAATGGTGCGCGAGGAGGTTACAGCAGATGATATCGCTGAGGTTGTGAGCCGTTGGACAGGTATTCCTGTCACACGAATGTTACAGAGTGAGAAGGATAAACTGCTCCACTTGGAGGATGAATTGCACAAGCGTGTCATCGGACAAGATGAAGCTATCACTGCCGTGGCAGATGCTGTTCGTCGCTCACGTGCAGGATTGCAAGATCCAAAGAAGCCTATTGCTTCCTTCATCTTCTTAGGTACAACGGGTACTGGTAAGACCGAGTTGGCAAAGGCATTGGCTGATTATCTCTTCAATGACGAGTCTATGATGACCCGAATTGATATGAGTGAGTATCAAGAGAAGTTCAGTGTAACTCGACTCATCGGTGCTCCTCCTGGATATGTAGGCTATGATGAGGGTGGTCAGTTGACTGAGGCTGTACGCCGCAAGCCTTACTCTGTCGTACTCTTTGATGAGATTGAGAAGGCACATCCAGACGTATTCAACATCCTTCTACAGGTGTTGGACGATGGTCATCTGACAGATAATAAGGGACGAACAGTGAACTTCAAGAATACGATTATCATTATGACGTCTAATCTTGGTTCACAATACATCCAGCAACAGTTTGAACATCTTAACGATACTAACCGTGAGGAGGTAATCGACAAGGCTAAAGTTGCGGTAATGGATATGCTGAAGAAGACTATTCGTCCTGAGTTCCTCAATCGTATCGACGAGACTATCATGTTCTTGCCATTGACAAAAGAGCAGATTGGTGATGTTGTTCGTCTGCAGCTCGAAAGAGTTAAGGATATGTTAGAGCCACAGGGTATTGAACTTCAGTGGACTGACCCAGCCATCAATTATCTTTCAGATGTTGGCTACGACCCAGAGTTCGGTGCGCGTCCTGTCAAGCGAGCTATCCAGCGTTACGTATTGAATGACCTCAGTAAGTCATTGCTTGCAGGTACAGTCAACCGTGACAAGCCTGTCATCATCGACAGCTTCGGAGAAGGCTTAGTATTTAGAAACTAATATAAAAAGGGAGTGTGTCATTTGGCACACTCCTTTTTTGTTTCATCGGACATTTCAAGTGATACTACTATAAATCTTTATGAGGTAAACCTCTGTTCTCCTTTAGGCTTATTCGTGACCAACATGTTTTATTATCCTTAGTGATTCTACGTGTCATAACCGTCCGCACTGTTGGTGTTCACCGTCCGCACCATTGGTGCTGAGTATCCGCACGATGATATGACATGATAAAAAGGGCTATTGTGGCTCATCCACTATGGAGAAAAGATAAGATGTACCATCACTGTGAAAACAGATCCAAACAACTTACTGTCAAGAACGAGTCCGTCTCAGAATACGCTATTTCTTACATTCATTCCAATATCCCTATTTTTCTACAAAAAGAAATATTCTAAATGAAAGTTCCTGTCACTCCTGTCACAAAAGAATAGCTTATAACCTACTGACTTATAACACGTTTACATGAAGTGTTAAAAGTGACAGCAAAATGAAATTAAAAATAATATAGTTATATCGTTACATTTCTAAAAGAGGTAACAACATTTTATTTCTCAAAGAATAACATATAGACAGAATCATTAGGCGTGCCTAATTCTTACATTAAAATAACTTTTCCCTTAGCAAAATCAATATTTCTTCTCGAGTAAAAATAATTCTATTCATAAATTTAACCTTAGTGAAAGCAATAAGAACCTTCTACTCATAGTAAAAAGAAGCAATGAAATAAAAGAGAACGGATATAAAAAGCGATGCTTTGCACTTAACTATAAAGGTGTTCAAGACTGCATATTACATACTTCTTGCCGTGTATTAAAACATAGCTTATAAACAAACTATCTATAACAAATCTTGTAAGGAGTAAATCCTTTTGATTGTGCAACACTTACAGATAGGCTTTTTATACTGCCAGAGCATCTATTAAGACCACGACAATTTTGACTTGAATGATACTTTCTCGCCTTAGGACCTGTACAGATGTAAACTGTGCCAGACTGAATTTTCGTATTACTCTTTGTAGCAGCTGTCGTCCCTCCTATCGTAGAGAACAATGCAAGTGCTATAAACGCTGATTTTACAAAATGCATAATCATAGGATATTAAAAGTTAGAAAAAGATTATAGTTACAACAAATTTAAACAGATACAAGAAGATGTAAAATGTTGGTAAGTTTATATTTCACTTTTAAAGCTATTTGTATCAACTTACACAACAGGTTTTTAAATAAAGATTTAGATAAACAAAATAGGCGGCATACCTACGTAAACACATGATACACCGCCTAATATACTATATTTCTAAGAAATTACTTCATTTCTTCAACCACTGCTTGTGCCGCAGAAAAATATGGCTTAAAATAAAGCAGTTAGACGGCTTGTGTAAGTAAACCATGTTTTCTATTGTTTTTTGTTGTTTTATTCATCTTGTTTAGTTTGATTATGGTGCAATGGAACTGATAATATAAAATCGCTTATTTGGCTGTTTATTTTCGCTCTGACGGCTTTAAATGCAAAAGATGATACCTTTATCGCAAGAAGATATTTAAAAGCTTAAAACAGCCTAATTTGAATTTTAGTTTTTTCAAGTTCTTTGCCTATCATATTTCATTCGAGTTTCTTTGAGGTACTTGGAAGCATCATCGGGATAGAGAACTTGACCCTTGATACATTCTGTTGTATAGCGGAACTTTCCTCTTGTGATTTTCCACCAATATGGAACAACTCTACTACCTTGATACCACCTGTCATACCATCCGAACTTTTAGTATTGGTCTCTGAGGTGACTGCCACATCAAAGTCTATATTGCGTACGGGAACATAACCTTTTGTTGTACCCACTTTCTCAACATTACTGCCTATAACGTGTGTAGGAACAATCCATGCTGTTGTTTGATCCTCTGTCTGCGCTTCCGTAATTCCTCCTGCAATATCAGACAAAACTTGTTTGATAAAATCCTTTAGTTCCATTGATGTATATTTTTAGTAACACTTTTTACATGCTCGCCTACCCATTGATTTTGCTTTGTTTATATCAATGCCCACAACTTCACGCGAGCATCTGTTAAGACCGCTACATTTTGCAGTTCTGTGATAAGTACTGGCTTTCGGACCTGTACATACATAAACAATTTGTGTAGTTTCTTTTACGGCTTTTTTTGCTGGTGCACTTATGCCACATAAAGTTGTAGACAACATAAATGCGATAAATACAGACTTAATAAATTGACTGTTCATATTACTCTTATTCAATATCATTTGTTTCTAATGTTGATAATTGACAAACATCTGTTTAAATTTGCTTCTTTCATATTTACATTCAATTTAAGAAATGCCTTATCCCAATTGATAGTATCAAAAAAACAGTTCCAAGACAAATACAAATAACAGCTGTGCTTTTATCAAATATCTTTTTCTTCTCAAAAACCATCAGGTATAGATAGGGTCTTGAATATAAAACTATTCCCAAAGCTACTATCCATAGAGGTGTATTAGCGACATTCCTACCTAAGCTATACCAAAAAAAGCCATCACCCTGTAGAAAAGTTCTAAACGTAGCAAATAAAAGCACAATAAGAAGCCATGAAAAAACACATGCAAAATAATAACAAATACTTTTCATGACTATATTTCATCAGATGGATTAACAAAGTTTACTGGTCCATAGCTCAAAATTGTCCAGTATTTCATTTTCCCGCCCTGTGTTTCAATTTTTGAAGTCCCAATATTTATAAAGCCATCTTCTCTATTATTGGGTGAATGACCAAAAATATAATATTTAAAACCATCTTTATCTGTACCACTCCACCTGAAATCGTATTTCCCCGAGAAAACTGTATATAATCTATCTCTCTGCAGTTTAGCGTATTCTGCTGAATTTAAATCGAAACGACTATAAAAAGATATATAATACAAATATGTTGCATTGCCTTCCACCTGAAACTCAAAATCCACATAGTCGAATCGCTCGCCTGCAAACGAAACATCATTATACGTTAACTTGTTTGGGAAAGTTTGATAGCTATCTTTTCCTCCATTGAAACGTTGATCAAGTATAGTTTTACATGCACTGTAGCGACTTCCGAACGTGACACCCGCAACGGATGGCAATCCCTGTGCCCTACCAAGGCTTACAAAAGCTAATATTAGGATAATCGTAGAAAAGAATCTTTTCATTTCTCTGTAAGTTAAGTTATTGTATTTAATTAAATTATAATTTCAAGTCACCTTGATTACTTCAACGACATACACATCAACACACGATAGACACCATACACGTCCTTCAGTCTGACTTCAAAAGGAACGTATTTCGAATTGATTGATTTGCAGGTTACGGTGTCTGGATGGTCTGATGGAAAAAGCTGTTTGATGACAGAGCCATTGCAAGTGTCTAATACATAGACACGTCCCCACTCAATGAACGCACGCTCGTTGATGCGTTTTGCAACGGCAATAGAGCCGTTGGGATATTCAGGTTCCATGCTGTCCCCTGTTATTGGAATCGCACAGTCAGCTCCTTTGATAGGAGAAACTATCTTCTCGCAGTCGTCAAACTTCACAGAAGCAACAAAATCATTCAGAGAACCTCCCTGAGCAGAGATTGGAAGCAGCGGAATGAGATGCACATCAGAGTCTGGTGCGAGTTGAGAAACTTCCATAGATGAATCATGAGCGGTAGAGTTCAGCATTTCACCTTCGCCTGTTAAAAGCCAAGTTCTATTTATACGCGGTTCCAAATTACATATCTTTAGAACTAATTGTTCACTCATAGACTTCCTTCCTGCTTTAATATCAGAAAGAAAAGACTTTCCTATTTCTATTTGCTTTGCAAAATCAGAATCGTTATATATGACCCTTTCTTTTTTTAGAAAAGAAATAACATCTATAAGTCTTTTGTTTTCAACAACTTCCATAATAACATTATTTAGAATTTGTTTAAATAGAATAAAAAGAGTACTTTTTGTTCTACTTTTTCTTTTCTTTTAGAACTTTTTGTTCTACCTTTGTACCGTAATAGTTCAGATAACTATATAATATCATAGCGATATTTAATAGCAATTGTGCAAATATAAACAATAAAAACGATAATGGCAAATAGAAAACCTATTAAATTAAAAAAGGGTTGCAAAAAAAAACTTGCAAAGATTCTCGATGTTAGCGAGCCTACTATCTATAACGCTATGCACTGGAAGTGCGACTCTGACGTACAGAACTTAGTACGTCAAAAAGCAAAAGAATTAGGTTTTATCAAACAATTCTAACGTATGCAGTCAATTCAAGTATTCAACAACCCCGCTTTTGGTAACATTCGTGTTGCTGGAACAGAAGAAAATCCGCAGTTCTGTCTTACAGATGTATGCAAGGCATTGAAGTTATCGGCAAAGGGTGTTAATCAACGACTTGGAGATGAGGTAATTTCAAATTACCCCATAACAGACAAACTTGGAAGAGAGCAGCAAGCCTTGTTCGTAAACGAAGATGGCTTATATGATGTCATTCTTGACAGTCGCAAGGCAGAAGCAAGGCAGTTTCGCAAGTGGATAACGAGCGAGGTTCTGCCAACTATCCGCAAGCATGGTGCGTACATGACTGACGATGCTCTCCAGAAGGCTATTCAGAACCCTGACTTTCTCATTCAGTTAGCAACAGAGCTTAAGAACGAAAAGCAAAAGCGATTAGTAGCTGAAAAGAAAATCCAAGAAACTCGTCCACAGGTTATCTTCGCTGATGCTGTCACGGCAAGTTCTGACTCTATTTTGGTAGGAGAGCTTGCAAAGCTCATCAAGCAGAACGGAGTGGATACAGGGCAGCGCAGACTGTTCAAGTGGCTTCGTGGTAATGGTTACTTGTGCAAGAAGACTGGCGAATGCTTCAACGAGCCTACTCAATACTCAATGGAATTGGGTCTGTTTGAAATTAAAAAGACAGTCATTCAGAAGCCAGACGGCTCTGCTATCATTAACAAGACGGTAAAAGTTACTGGTAAAGGGCAGGTTTATTTTGTGAATAAGTTTCTAAGCGGAATAGACAATGCCTAATCAATGTAAAAGTTGCCCCGATGCCTATAACAGCATCAACGGACGATACTGTAAGCTGTATAAGGCGTATGTTGAGTACGCAAATTTACCAATCTGTATAAACAAGAAATTATGAACAAATCAATCTACCTTAACTGGCGTTTTCACGTTCTATTCCTATTAGCAATGGTTACTATCTTCTTGCTGTTTTCTGACTGCGAGGATATTACAATATTCTTTGTTAGTAAGTTGATAGGCGCAATCCTTGGTTACATTTCTTTCCAATTATTTAAATATTGGAATAAAAATGAAAAGCTCAATGGCATTATGGAACTCATTGAGGAAGAAGATTAAGATAGTTATTACGTCGTAACGTGCGTCATGCGCTCTTTCTGCGCTGTGCATTTGGTTAACAACTGGGTGTATGGATTGTGGAAATAAAGAGTTTTGCTACCTATAGTTTGGTTAATAGCTGGGCGTAGGCGGGCATCAGCAGATAAGACAACGTAAACGAAGTAAACAACGCTTAAAAGATAAACTATGATGCAAATAGTATTCTCTGACAAGGTCGTTACCTACGATACATTTATGAATGACCTTGCAGCTCGTATAACATCATTTCTGCAGAATGATAAAAATGAGCCTGAGATGATAAGCCAACGACAGGCTTATAAAGTATTCGGTCGTGGTAATGTTGATAGGTGGCGTAAAAATGGGTTGATTCACCCATGTGTGCGCCCTGGGAAAAGGGAGTACTCTACACGTAGATTGAGAGAACTACAACGAACAGAACAGGACTATTTATAGATAGAAATAAATTAATTCAACAATGAAACAAATTAAAATTAAGGAAATCACTCTCCGCAACTGGAGGGGAGAAAAAGGCAGAACCACAAGGTTCAACCTTAATGCTACTACGAGTATCTGCGGAGATAATGGTCTTGGGAAGTCAAGACATTTCGATGCTTTCTGTTGGCTTCTCTTTGGTAAGGACTCTCAAGATAGAAAGGATTTTGAACTCCGCTCATATGACGAGCAGCACAACGTTCTTCATCGTTGTGAGTGCTCTGTAGAGGCTATATTGATTGTTGATAGAGAGGAATTAACTCTCAAACGCGAATACAAAGAACAGTGGGTTAAACCTCGTGGTCAAGTGGAAGAAGTATTCTCTGGCAATGTCACAGAATGCATCTGGAATGGTGTGCCTATTAAGGTAAGTGAATTTAAAACACGTGTATCTGAGAACATCATTGACGAAACAGTATTCAAGATGATTACTAATCCTCGTTATTTCACTGAGAAGATGAAATGGCAGCATCAGCGTGAACAGTTGTTGCAGATAGCTGGTGTAAAGTCAGACGAGGAAATTGCATCTAACAACGAAGACTTCAAGAAACTACTTGATGAGCTCAATGGAAAGAGCTTGTCAGACTTCCGCAAAGAAATATCGTCTACAAAAAAACGCTTGAAGACGGAGTTATCAGAAATCCAACCTCGTATCGACCAGACACAAAAGATGATGCCAGAAACCGAAGATTGGGATGCGTTGCAATCAGAGATTGATAAGGCTGAAAAAGATATTGCTGCACTCACGGAACAGGTTACAAGTATCGAGAAGCGAAACGAGGCTGAACTGGAAAAAGACAAACAGACAGCAAAAGAGATTCACGACTTGGAGATGCAGCGTATAAAGCTGGAGCAAGACGAGCTTAGCCGTATGCGAAATGAGGCTGACACTGCAAATGAAGAGCGTAGACAGATAGAACGAAAGATTAAGGAGGCTCACGAACGTCTAACACAAGTTTCTATTGACCGCAAACAGGCAGAAACACGTCGCACGCATCTTAAGCAGCAGGTGGCTGACATAGAAGTTAAATTAAACAGCCTACGTGAGAAGTGGAGAGCTATTAATGCTTCTGAATATAATGGTTCAGACATTTGTTCTTGTTGCGGTCAACGTCTACCAGAAGGTAAGATTACAGAGGATCACAATATCTTTGCTCAGATCAAGGCAGAACAACTCCGTGCAAACAACGAAGAAGGCAAGTCGCTTGCTTCGCAACGTGACTTCTTAACAGAAGAGTTGTCTACTATTGAAGCTGATGAGAAGTTTGCAGAAACTGTTAAGAGTATAGAACAGAATATATCAGAGCTATATCAACAGCTTGACACCCATCCTCTTGTACAGGCGCCTACGTCATTAGAAGTCCCAACAAACGAAATGAAAGACCTTGATTTAAAGGTAAAAGAGTTGAGAGAACTTTTGAAAAAAGCCGAAGCAGGAGAGAATCCTGTCGTTCAAATAGAGAAAGAACGAGATGCTTTATACGATTCTCTTACGGAACTTAAAACACGTATGAGTCATCGCTCTACCATTGATAAGGCAATGGGTGAAATTGCAACTCTTGAAAACAGAGGACGTGAATTAGCACAGCAGATTGCGGAACTTGAGAAACGAGAGTACACAGCTGTTAGTTTCGTTAAGAAGAGAATAGAAGACTGCGAACAGCGCATTAATGCCATGTTTAAGTCTGTCAGATTCCAGTTGTTTGATTATACGCAAGAAGGAAACGAGTTTGAAGTGTGTATTCCAATTGTAAACGGGACTCCGTATGGTGTTACTAATACAGCAGGACAAGTAAACGCAGGTCTTGATATAATCAACACCTTATGTCAGTTCTACAATATTTATGCGCCTGTATTTATCGATGGTGCAGAGAGCGTAAATCACTACATGAGCATTCAATTTCAAATGATATTATTACAGGTAACACAAGACAAACGATTAGTAATCAAATAGTTTCACGTATAAATTTAAATTGTTATGACAGAAAACAAAAACTTAATGGCAGTGCAGGCTACACCACAGACCTCTGCCGTAAATCTCTTTGACCCTCAGCAGTTCGCTGTAGTACAGCGCATGAGTTCACTTTTTGCATCTTCTGCACTCGTTCCTGACAATTATCAGATTAGCAAGGTGGGAAAAGAACAAGCAGTAGCAAACTGTGTCATTGCGCTTGACATTGCTACGCGAATTGGTGCGTCACCCCTTATGGTTATGCAGAACCTCGTTATCATATATGGTCGCCCATCTTGGTCTTCCAAATTCCTTATTTCTACTGTCAATACCTGCGGTCGCTTCGAACCACTGAAATTTGAATTCGTTGAGAAAGGTAATCTGGGTAAATTCAATTACGTTGAGTATGAGAAGAAATGGGTAAACAGTCCTAACGGCAAGTCCTATCAAAAAAACGAGGCTGTTACAAAGGAATTCGACGGCACAAATATTGAGAACATTGAATGTATTGCTTATACCACCACTAAAGGTGGAAAAGATATGTTGAAGGGCTCTCCTATTTCTCTGCGAATGGCTATCGAGGAAGGGTGGTACACTAAGAATGGGTCTAAGTGGCGTACAATGCCACGTCAGATGCTTATGTACCGAGCAGCTTCATTTTGGACGTCTGTTTATGCACCAGAGCTATCCATGGGTATGCGTACTGTTGAGGAAGTACAGGATTTCATTGACATCACAGATACAGCTGAAGATGTAACGGCTCAGGTGGAGGCTGAAAAGTTATCAGCAGCCAATCGCACGCCACTCTCATTTGAGAATGAACAAAGTGAATCTATATCAGAGCCTGTTCCTGAAGGTGTTGACCCTAACACTGGTGAGATACTTCCTGAGAATCCAAATGAGACGGCTACTTCCGCCACTCAAGAAGAACAAGCTCCTGCCTACTAAGTTATGAAACTGCACATCTTAGGTTCATCTTCCAAAGGTAACTGCTATCTCCTCCAGTCTGAAAAGACTGGGGAGGTGCTGATACTTGAATGTGGTGTTAATCTACAGGAGGTAAAGAAAGCATTAAACTTCAACTTATCTTCTATTGTTGGGTGTTGCATCACACATGAACACGGAGATCACGCAAAATATGTTTTGCAATATCTCGAAGCAAGAATACCTGTAAGGATGTCAGAAGGAACAATGCACAGAACTGTCCCAAGTGATTATACAGGCTTCTTACCATTGAAGTGTGAGTATGGTTCTCAATTCAGATTAGGCGGATTTGATATTATACCTTTCGATGTACAACATGATGCAGAAGAACCTTTGGGTTATCTTATCAGGCATGAGGAATGTGGGGTTGTCTTGTTTGCAACAGATACATATTATCTTAAATACAAGTTCTCTGGTCTAAACAATGTACTGATAGAATGTAACTATAGTTTGGAGATTCTTGACCATAACACAGATGCAGGATATATCTCCCCAGTACGTCGTGAACGTACAATAAAGTCACACATGAGTTACAACACATGTTTAGAGACATTGCAAGCTAACGGTCTATCACAAGTGAATAACATTATTCTTATTCATCTCTCCGATGCTAATAGTAATGAGCCTGAATTTGTGAAAGGGATAAAGGCTGCGACTGGTAAGAACGTTATTGCTGCACATAAAGGAATGGAAATAGAATTTAATAAAACACCATATTAATTATAAAACAATGACAAAGAACGAAATTATTTCTGAGGTTGTTTCCACAACTAACCTCACACGCTCACAAGCTACAAAAGCTTATGATGCAATTTTCAATTCTATTAAGAAGTCACTCATTAAGGGTGAGAGTGTTTCACTTCGAGGTTTTGCAACCATTAAGGTGGTTAAAACAAAGGAAAGGATATCTTACCTACATGGAAAGCAGGTTCCTATTCCAGCTTGTACCACTGCAAGGCTTAAGCTCAGTATGGAACTTAAGAAACAAATGAACCAATAGTTTTAAGACAAATAACTAAGGTATGAGAAATAGAACAAGCATTTGGTTTGAAACAAGAATCAGATATGATAAGACCATGGAAGATGGTCGGAACAAAAAGGTTACAGAACAGTACGTGGTAGAGGCTTTAAGTTTTTCTGAGGCTGAGAAACGTATTGTGGAAGAAATGTCACACTATGTAAGTGGTGAGTTTGGGGTAAAGGCTATTAAGCTTGCTGCCTATAGTGAGACTTTCTTCAGTGATATCGATACTGACGATAAGTGGTTTAAGGCAAAACTTGCTTTCATCACATTAGATGAAAAGACTGATAAGGAAAAACGTACCCCTGTAACTTATCTTGTTCAGGCTGCAAGTCTTGATAAGGCACATGCCTATGTTAAGGAAGTCATGGAGAAGACGTTGATTGATTATGATGTAATCTCTATTTTAGAGACACATTTCATTGATGTTTTTGAACATAACAACCAATAGTTCTATGACACTTGAAGAATTAGTAGCTGCGCAAGTAGCTACAAAGCGCAAGCGTCCTTCTGATGAGGAACACCGCATACAACGTTCTTGTGTGCGGTGGTTCAACCTCAAACATCAAAGCTTAAAAGGTAGGCTGTTTGCAGTACCAAATGGTGGCAAGCGTGATGCACGCACCGCTGCTAAGCTAAAAGAAGAAGGCGTTGTCGCTGGAGTTGCTGATTTAATACTCCTTGTTCCTAATCGTTTCTACGGTGCATTACTTATTGAAATGAAGACTGCTTCAGGAAGACAAAGTACTTCACAAAAAGAATGGGAACGAATCGTAACGGATAAAGGAGAATATAAATACGTAGTTTGTCACTCTCTTGACGACTTTATTAATAAAGTCGATAACTACTTAAAGTATTATTTATAATATGGGTCGTGCTATAAAACAAGGTCTTGAATATTTCCCTTTCGATATTGATTTCTTTCAAGACATCAAGATAAGGAAGCTAATACGCTATCAAGGTGGTAAAGCTATAACGGTGTATACCCTCCTACTCTGTATCATCTACCGTGATGGGTATTACACAAAGTGGGATGAAGAGTTGCCATTTGTTATCTCAGAGTTGTCTAATTACGATGAACAGTATATACAAGAGGTTATTAATTGCTGTCTGACAGTTGGACTATTCAATAAAAGTCTTTTTGATACCAATAGTATTCTTACCTCCAAAGGTATTCAAGAAAGGTATATGAATATTAATAGAACTTGTAAGCGTGGTGCCAGTGTCAATGAGTTTAGTTGCCTTGAGAAAGATGCCGAAGAAGCAATAACTCATATAAGCAAAGTAAACATCATTAATAAGGAGCCTGCATTAGAAGCACTCACCCTGGATGATGAGATAAACGAATTAAAGTCTGCTGAGGTTTGGATTGATAATCTACAAGCATTGCATCACATGACAGCTGAAGAAATAAGAGCAAAGCTTGATGAATTCAAATTACAATGTATCGCTGATGGGAAAACGAGACATGAAAACCTCTCTGATGCAAAAAGACATTTTAACAACTGGCTAAGAATCGTAAGCAATGATAAAGTTAGATCCGACAGTAAAGCTGGACGTAGAGGAAATATACTCAAAGCTGATGCAAAGAAAACGTATTCCGAAACGTTTTAGGTTACCTTACACAGCTGAACAAGTCTATACTATGTTATATGCTTCATGTAGAGCCGAGGTTGCTGCACGTATGAGGACGTTCAATGCAACTGATGAATACAAACAGCATATATGGGAAATCTCACAATGGCTGGTGTCAAACGATAGTAAATTTGGCTTATTCTTGTCTGGAAATAAGGGTAATGGAAAAACGACTATGGTGTATGCACTTAAAGCCTTATATGCTTATGTTCACTCTGATAGTACATATACACCTGAAAATAAAATGCACGAACTACCTTACGCAGGCTTTAGAATAGTCACTGCAAAAGAGTTAGTGCTACTTGCAAAAGCATATAATAACCCAACAAAGGAAAATAGTCAAGCTGTGGGAGAATACAAGTTCTTACGAAATGTAGAAGTCCTATGTATTGATGACCTTGGAGCAGAACCGCGTGAGAGTATGAACTACGGAGATATCATCACTGCTGTTACAGATATTATGATGTATCGATATCAAGAACAGTTCTGCACTATCTCAACATCAAACCTCTCAGCTAACGAAATCTCAGGTTATTATGATGAACGCTTTGCAGATAGATTAAGAGAAATGGCACATATTATAAATTTTGGAAACGAAAAATCCTTTAGAAACTAAAAACTTATGAACAACGAAATTAAAAATGATTACGCTTATTGTTTTGGCGTTGCTTGTAAACTCCGTAACCAGTGCAAGAGATACTTGCCAGACCCTCCAGACGCTCCGCTGTGGTGGGTGCCTGTTGAGTATCGAGAAGAAACTGGGAGATGTCCTCACTTTGAGGAGAATTATAAAGATTAAAACCAAAATCAATATGACACAGAAAGAAATCGAAAAAGTGACCAGCTTATTGAAGCTGAAGTATAACATCTTTCACGCTGATTTAATAACACGTGCGATACAAGATGAAGACATATCGGTAGAAGAGTTTGAAGGGGGCTGTATTACTATTAATGCAGCAGAGTTTACCAATGAAGACGAGTTCGTGCCAAGTGGATGGGAGGAAGTGTAATATGAAACAGAAAGATTTAGCAGAAGAATACGCACTCAAAGAGTATGCACGTGTGAATGGGGAAAATGACCTTATTTTTGAAGACAATAGATGTTTTACCTTTGACGACATCAAAGCAGCTTTCAACGCAGGGCGTGAGAGCGTGGTGGAGAGTTTGCCTGAATTGGGGTGGAAAGGGTATGCGCCTTTCATACATACAACTACCCCTATTGGTAGATATAACATTGACAATTTCGGAATATGGTTATTACGCTTTAATGGAAGGGAAATTCCACTCCCTGCTGGTAGTGTTTTAGAAGCAGCCAAGCAGGCAGCAAACGAACACTATAAGGAACGAATTAAACAAGCATTGGGGTTATGAAAAGAGATATATTGTTTAGAGGAATAAATTTTCAGAAAGAATGGGTTTACGGAGACCTTTTCCATTCATACGCAAATGATGATATAGCTATTGCCTACTATAGAGAAGGCAGTAAGACCCCTACATTTGATGCTATCTTTCCTGAAAGCGTTGGTCAGTACACAGGACTGACAGATAAAAATGGGGTTAAAATATTTGAGGGAGATATAATTTCTATTGGAGATCCAAATATTAAACATATTACAATGTGGCGTAATGATGGATTTTGTGCAAAGCAGATTGGCGCAAGTAGCTACATAGGTCTAACCTATTGGGCAAGCGACATAGAAGTATTGGGCAACGTAATAGATAATCCCGAATTGAAGTAAAGCGTATGGATATTAATAAATATAACGAGGCAAAAATCCTTGTAGAACGCATAAAAGCGTTAGATGTAGTTTGTGACTATGCGAAAATGCCAAAATATACTTTAGCATTTGAAAAGGATGGCTTTCACAGCTTTCCAGTAGATGAAGCTTTGAAAGATGATGTTATTAAACTCGCTAAAGCGCTTAAAGATAAACTTGAGAAAGAACTAAAGGATTTATAGTATTATGACTAAGAAGATAATGTTTTCAGATAAGTTCTGCCTTACGCTGGCAGTGCTTAGTGGAATGAAGACAATGACAAGGCGAGTACTGAAAGAGGGTATACCGCTTGGCAATTGGGAGGAAACAGCAAAGCATCTCCCTTATAAAGTTGGTGACGTTGTAGCTATAGCACAAAGCTACAATGATATTGGTAAACCGCAATACGACAAGTTTGGGAAAGGCGTTGCAGGGAATAGTAACAAGATGTTTGTGCGTGCCAACTTGATGCCTCATCACATCAGAATTACAGATGTTAAGGTGGAACGTATCCAGAGTATATCAGTTGATGATATACTGTGTGAGGGCGTTTGGCAATTTTATGACAACAAGGACTTGTTTTATGTTTCCAAAAATATAGGATATGCCCCTGACATAGCCTTCCTAAGTGCACGTGAAGCATTTTGGTATCTCATCGACAATATCAGTGGTAAAGGCACGTGGGAGAGTAACCCATGGGTAGTAGCATACAGTTTTGAATTAGTAGATTAAGGCATGGAAGATTTAAAAAGAATTGCTACAGATATTGCTTTGCATACAAATAGTGTAGTAAAGGTTTTAAATGACAAACTACGAGATTGTTACCATCAAGGCAAATCACGTGCAGGGTCAACACCCTACAAGAAAAAAGAAACGTAAAAAGAGAAAGTAGTATGAACATTAAAGGAAAGGTTCATTGTTTCTTTGAACAGTCAGGAACGTTCAAAAACGAGTTCATCAAACTCGGATATGAAGCAGAAGACTACGACATTCAGAATCAATTTGGAGAAACAGATAATGTTATCGATTTGTTCAAAGAAATAGAGAAGTGCTATGATGATGGGGAGAGGAGTTTGTTTGACAAAATAAGTGAAGATGATTTAATATTAGCTTTCTTTCCTTGTATTCACTTTTGTGATGCCAAAACACATATGTTCAAAGGAGAGCATATATCTCAAAAAAAGTGGAGCATCGCAAAGAAAATGGAATATAATATACAACAGGCATTAGAAAGAAGCAAATACTTTGATATACTATTGAAGTTAGTATATGTCTGTGCAACTTATAACTTGCGTCTTATTATTGAAAATCCATACAACCCTTCGGGTATGACTTATTTAGAAAACAACTTCTTAAGTCCTACTATAATTGACAGAAATAGAATGCTTCGTGGTGACTATTATGTAAAACCTACGGCTTATTGGTTTTTCAACTGCTCTCCTACTTATGGGAGAAGTTTTCAGAAAGATAAGATGCAAAAAATAATTATGAAAGCAAAAGGATCAGGGCAAACTGGTGTTTGTTCGTCAGAACGTTCAATGATTTCCCCTGACTATGCAAGGAACTTTATCTGTGACTTCATTATTGGAAAGGAACAGAAATACACAGAAAGATTATTATTCTAATAAAATAAAAGAACTATGGAAATAAAATTACAATGCGGTGATAAAATAACCATTCCCGAGGGTTGCAAGGCAATCGTTAAGGATGGATGTGTGGTCTTCGAGAAAGAAGAACAGACAGAGGAAAAGAAAGAAGCACAAGAGTTCAAGGAAGGGGATGTGCTTTGTAGCATCTATGATGATACAGTGTTGATATTCAAAGATGTAAGCAAATGCACCAGAGGCTACTTTGATTCTCATTATAACAATAAAGGTTTGGATAATAAACGTTGGAAGAGCGGGGCCTTTAACCACGCCACCGAAGAAGAAAAACAACTCCTCTTCGATAAGATGAAAGAGCAAGGTTTGTGCTGGAATGCAGAAGAGAAGAAAGTTGAGAAAATAAGATGGAGAGCAGAAGATGGCTATGGATATTTTTATGTTGACAGTCAAGGACGCAAAACAGCAAAAAACGAAGAATGCAAATTTGTTGATGAAGATAGATTCGCTTTTGGAAATTACTTCCGTACCATAGATCAAACTGATGAAGCTGCAAAGCGTGTTCGAGAAACGTTAATGAAGTACCACGAGGAGATAGGAGAGTAATCATGGATATTCGTGATATTAAGATTGGCGATAAAGTATGCAATCCACAAGACGGATTTCCTATGACAGTCGTGGGGCTTTATTCTACTCTGAAAGACTTGAGCAATGGCACAGTTTACCTTGACTTCGAGGAAAACGAGGGTGACATGTGGGAGGAAGAAGCAAAAGACTTGCAACCCTACCACAAAGTTTAATTATAAATCAAAATAAGATTATGCAAACAACAGTATTAAAAGAAGTGATTGCGTTCCTATTTGGGCGCAAGTATTATGCTAACATAGTAGCAACAAAAGGAACAGACAAGACAGAAATTTGTTCGTACATATTCACCAGCAAAGAAGAAGCAGACAAGCATCGTGACGGATTAGAGACGACACGGTCTTTCATCTTTATTGAAACAATATCGTTCCGCTCCCGCAAAGAGTATTAAAAGATAAACCGCACATAACCTTTAAGTGTAATATATTTGCACTATGATGATGAATATTCTCAAAAAGATACAGAACTGGTATTGGTCGCTCAGGTTATATGTAATCGTAGACCCTGCAGACAATTCTGTAACACTATCTAAAAAGCTTTTCAGCCATATCCGTAAGTATTCGGATACGGCTGACAAAGCCGTTGTATTCGTATTTCGTGTGTCTGACAGTGGATTGTTTGCTTTTATGCTTAATCCAAATATTGAGAAGCCTACACAGATTTGTGATATACAATACAACGAGAAGTACAAGTGTATAGGTTTCGAAACACTCAATCCGTCTGTTGGACGTATCCTTTATGATTACAACTTGCCTGCTGAAAGCAAATGCAAGTTGTCGGTATCAGTAAAAGAAACTAACAACAAACTATATTATCAGATAGAAAAGCCGTCTAAACATGAATAAAGAGATAAAGTATAACGGACTATCAACAGTTCCACCTGACAATACTTGTCAAGATGGAGACTCTACTATGTTGTTGAACCTCATTCCTGAAGATGGTGCGTTAAAACCTGTATCGGCGCCAAAAGTGGTGTTCAATCTTAGCGAAAACCACAGTGTTGTATATGTGCATAAGGCTACAACCTATACACATTATATTATCATTAATACTGCTAACAAGAAACTGCTGTGGACTATAGACGGTAGCAACTTCACTGACTTGTATAGTATAGGTGACAAAGAATTGTATCAAGTAGTGGGAGTAGGTAATACGCTTATAGCTCTTACCAATGAAGGTATGTTTTACTTCCTTTGGAAAGGTGACACTTCTGGTTATCTATTCCTTGGCAATGATATTCCAGAATTACCTATTTCTTTTGGATTGCAGGGTGAGATGCAGCGTACTGATGAGTTTACCCTTGAGTTTGATAACCTTAGCTGGGAAACAAAGACAAAGGAGAATGGGTACAGTTACAGTAGCTACAATGAGTTCTCCGATGAAAACAAGAAAAAAATAACATCACAAGTGTTGGCTAAAGTAAACAAATTCATAGCTGACAGGTCAACTAATAAAGGTAAATTCATATTTCCTTTTCTTGTACGTTATGCCTATCGCTTGTATGATGGAAGCCTCATTAGACACTCTGCTCCTGTTCTCATGGTCTGCTCTACAAGTTGCGCTCCTATTGTCATGTGGCGACATCTGTACGGTAAGAATGGTTTAAACAGGGCTGATGTTCGTGTCGTTGGTATGTTGCACTCGTTAGACTATGCCGTTGTAAAGCAGAGTAATTTAGACTTGTTGAAAGGCTGGGCTGACATCGTTAAATCTGTAGACATCTTTGTTTCAAAGCCAATATACACCTACGATCAAAACGGAGAATGCGATAAGTTCTTCAATTATGACGAGTACGGAGATGAGGCATGGGGATATAGCATTTGCAAGCATACCAATCAGGCTGCTGACACTACAAAATATCCTGTTCGTTATCAGAAGAAAGACATGGGTTACCTTTATCAAATGACATTTGATAAAGATAATCTCGGTACACGTCCAGGTGGTGTACTTGGACTTCCTCGCAAAGACTCTTCGACGGTAAAGGAAGATATTCGTAACTGTTCAAACTTCTACTTTCTCGAAAGTATCAAGATAGAACAGCTTACTACAACACGCACGCTTCTTAATATAGAGGAAGACTATTTGCAATCTCTGGTCAATAGAGAGGTTATGACCGATGATTATGACAGCCACGACAAGATTATACCCAAGTATGCCTTTGGTTATAATGCTCGAGTTAATCTTGCTAATATCAGAAAGAGACTTTTTGAGGGATTTAATGCTGGAGCAATGTTGCCATTTACTGATGGATATATAAAGCATTGGTCTGACGCAGAATCTACAATGTTAGATAGGAAAATATCAATTTCCGTATATGTATATATCAAACAGGATGGAAAAGATATTGTCGTAAATGGTACAGCAGGAGTGTTTGGAGTAAATAATCCAGTGCTATTCATTTACTATCCAAATGCAAATGCTTACAAGGCGGTCGTTAATTCTTGGGATTACTTTGGCACTTTTTACGAAGTGCCACTTGAACGGCATGCCTTTCTTAATGGCGCTTTCTACTATGGCGGTTGGAATGATTTAGAGAAGCGAACATATAATTCGCCAACTACTTCCAGCGAAGAAGAACGGACGATTGAAATTCCTAATAAGATATACACTTCCGAAGTAAATAATCCTTTCTATTTTCCTGTTACAGGCATTAATACTATCGGGACAGGTAAGATATTGGGTATATCGACTGCTGCAAAAGCACTATCACAGGGTCAGTTCGGACAGTTCCCACTATATGCTTTCACAGATGAGGGTGTGTGGGCATTGGAGGTAAACTCGTCAGGTGGCTACTCTGCCAAACAACCTATCACACGTGACGTATGTCTGTCATCGAAAAGTATCACGCAAATTGATTCTGCTGTTCTATTTACAACTGATAGAGGTATAATGCTTCTGCAAGGTTCACAAACAATGTGTATCTCTGACGTTCTCAATGGAGAGAACGCTGTACCAATAACTGTGTTACCTAAGATTGATAAAATCTTAGAACATGCAGACTTGTCGAAAGGTACTCTAAGGATATTACCTTTTATGGATTTTGTTTGTGATTGTCGAATGATATATGACTATGAGCATCAACGAATCATCGCTTACAACACCAGCAAAGAGTATAACTGCAATTATGCTTATATATTCTCACTAAAGTCAAAACAGTGGGGAATGATGCAATCCAATATTGCAGATAATGTAAACTCCTACCCTGATGCATTTGCTGTACTTAATGATGGCAGTCTTGTTAATTTCTCTGATGAAACCGACGAGGTTTATAAGAGTATTGTTGTGTCACGCCCAATAAGACTTGATGCTTATGACATTCATAAGTCTGTTGACACCATCATACAGCGTGGCGTATTTAAGAAAGGACATGTCAAGTCTATTCTCTATGCCTCTAATGATTTATACAACTGGGTTCCTGTATGGTCATCTATAGACCATTACTTACGTGGATTTAGGGGAACACCTTATAAATACATTCGTATAGTGCTACTTGCTAATCTTTCAAGTAATGAAGGAATTACTGGTTGCTCGGTGCAATTCACACCGCGATTAACCAACCAGCCGAGATAGTTTAGGTTTTTAGTTTATAGGTTAAGATTGATTTTTACGAAAAGGGCAGTTCTACGTGATGTAGCGCTGCCCTTGATTATTACCATGGTTTTAACTTCCTCCGAACTCTACCCATTCTCGACATAAGAGATGTGCGTATTTTTATTTTTGTATCTCTCAACTTACTTTCCCAACGCTCTGCACTTTGTGGAAATGTTATACTCAACCAATCTGACAGGACACTACACACAAGAAACTCGTGTATGTACTCTTCCAACATCTTAACGGTTGTCATAGAAAAGTTTTGAGGGAGCGTAAGTTTAATAGTGTATGTATCTGGCTCTTGCAAGACATCATCAAGCACTTCTTCTGTGTCGGGTAATACTTCTTTTGCGTATGGGTATAGTAATTCCACGCATTCTGCATGAGCTAAGTTAAGAATGCGAGTAACACGATCTATATTGCCGTCTTGAACAATGTCAAACACTTGATGTTTGGCGTGTTCTGTATCTTGTGGCATAATATCAGCCTCAACAAAAGAATAGTTGCTGGCGTCATATAGCAGTTCCTTGCGTTTAAAAGTCAGCGTTACAACTTTTTTTTGCTGTTCTGATTCATACTGTTTACAACAATTCATAAGCGTCTTTACTTAATAGGTTGGGCGTGTTGGTCGACTCCGCTTATATAGCGCACGCTTTACATTCTCAAGGCTAACTGTTGAATGCCCTGCATACACCTCTGCGTCTTCTTTGTTAGTAATCGCAAACCAATCTGCAAGTGTCATATCAACTAAATAAGAATGTATGCCATTACCAAGGCTATCTGCAGAAGCGTTATTATAATTTGAAGGTAACTTAAAAGCCAGAGTCAATTGTCCATTATTATCAATTTCGCTAATCATACGATTGTTACTCGTACTTCTATCTTCGTAGAGATATTCTCCTAAAAGACTTTTTAGAGAAGAGAAAGCGTTGGCAAGCGAACGACGTATCTGATAACTGTTCTCATCATCATCACTTGCTTGCATATTAGATGCTGCCTGATAGGGTTTCTTCCCTTCTGCTTCTCTTGCTTGTCCTGTCAGATAAGCTTTGTTTTGAACATCATATATAAGCTCTCTAACTTCTTCGGTGACCGTTAGGTCTTTCTTGTTTTCTGCCATATATTTTATTTTTAATATAATTAATCGTATGTTGGGCGTACTGGTTTCTTTTTGTAATAGGCTTTACACATAACATCTTCCATATCTGTAGCCGCTGATGTTGCATATCCTTCTGCTTCATTCTTATTTGTGAATATATACCACTTACTTGTTATATTCATAACAAAGAAACTAAACAAACTACGCTGCATACTTTCCTTGAGATTATCATCAAAGGAATTGGAAACCTCGAGTTCTAATATGTATTCATCATTCTCTTCACGCTCAGAGCTTAGTAGCTTTTTTAGACTACCAGCAATCATATTCTTACTCTCATTCCAGAAGCGTTCGAGCATTGTCTTATCCTCATCAGTTGTAAAAATACGATCGTACGCATCTTCGTCATTATCCATCTTTGCACCTGTATATGAGGTGGTCTTTGCGACTTCTTGATAAACTTCGTTTTTGATAACTTTAAAAACAACCGTTTTCATACTTCTACCATCTGAATATGTTATAATTAACTCCTATTCCTATATAAGGCTGTAGAACTTTACCATTGCTCCCATAGCCAATTTGCAAGCCTATACCCCAACGTTTTGGTTTTTCTCGTATATAGTTATTGATAACTTGCGTCTTCTTATAAACAAATATACTATCAAGTTGAGGCTCATATCCACTTACCCACGCTTTATAGGTACTATCTTCGTACACCTTCTGAGTAATAGGAATAACAACCGCTGCACTGTCACTCCCTGCTTGTTCTACAGATTGAGACAAAAGACCATCGTTGTTATCATATCCTTTAGAAACTTTGCTCACAACAGGCAAAATGACCGTTCTGTACCTTACGATAAGACTATCCTTGGGAATAGGTTTATAATAAGGTATTGTGTCGTTATAGATAACCGTGTCCCTTACCACATCGTAAGTGGGAGTAGATGATTTTATAGGCTTATAGATTAGCGCGTAGCAAAGAATAACTATTGCGCTAATCACAAGTATTATTGTAAAAATATCCCTATTCTTCATGTCTACAAATTTGAATACTCTTCTTTCGCATTAAAACACGGACAAGCTTTCATCCATTCGTTAGATGTTATCTTTCCATCTTTATTCAAGTCTGGAGAGAAATCCCTATGACCCTGAATAACCGCTGTAGGGTACTTCTTGTGTAGCATCTTCAACAGCGAGCGTAGACTTGCTTTCTGTGCGTCTGTGCGGTTATCAATGGGTTTACCATTAGTATCTATGCCACCAATATAAGCGACATTGATAGTTTCTGAGTTGTAACCTCTTACACCGTTACTTACTTTTTCTTCATCAAGTAGCTGGCCAATCTTGCCGTCTGGCGACACCACGTAATGGTAGCCAGGATTAACCCACCCCTTGCGTTTGAATTCCTGCTTTAATCCCTCAATCGTCATAGACTGATGGCTTGCGGTGCAGTGAACCGCAATGTATTTTATATTTCTCATATTACGTTAATCAAATTTGGGTTTATTGTCGTTAATATCGACGTGAGACGTTTTGAGATACTCGCTAAGAAAAGGAACTTTGTCAACCACTTTCAAAGTGAGAACATAGTAAACGAAACCTGCCACTTTCCACATTGTAGTATGCTCAATGAGCATCATCCTCCAGTTACGAACGATATTGGTTGAGTAAAACCAAATCGCTACACCGCATAACGCCTTGACAACACCTAAAGTTTCCTCGCCTGCATGGAGGAAATAGCCTGTAATGAAGATAGAAGCAGTCATGACAAAGAACAACGTACAGTGGTAGAAGAAGACCATTGACTTCTTTAGATTCCACCGTTCACCATGTTTCAGTCCTGCTACTACTCCAAAGATGTAATTCAGTGTGAAGACTATCAACATTGCATACATGAAATCACGTATCGGGAAAAAAAGACTTAGCATACCGCTAATGATACTACACATAACGTATTTAAACTGTTCAAGGTAATTCATAATATAACTAAATTTACTAATGTTCTTACTCCGAAGCCTATAGCTATACCTCCGACTGTCAGCCCCCAATCGATGATGTCTGCCTTTCCGCCCCACATTCTATCTTTAAGTTCAAGTGCAGTTGCTACTCCTATACCTGCGTATGCTGCGCAATACAAGCCATTAGCACCAGCACCGATGAGTACACCACCTATTAGATGTTTGTACCTATTACTTTCTTTAAGCCATTTAATTACTTTCTTCATCTTGTTTACATTAATCGCTATAATACGCTACCACCACTATCTTCAATAGAGGCATCAAAATTAAAATCCACTTTACACCTCGTAATGTGACTTAATATAAGCAGCGACTACTTTCGCCATCATATCATGCGTTATCTGTGTAGGATGAGCGTTGTGCTTCCCTGTCCCACGCCCCTCTTCTCTCCAATACTCGAAATTAACATCCATGTGAGGGTTAATTCCTAACTCCTTAGAGAAGTCAAGTATAGGTATGCTGTAATATTCTGCAACCTCCTGCATTGCTGCGGTCCATTTCTCCCAATTAGGCTTAACATCATAGTAAGGGTATATCATGCAGAACAACCGCTTACCTGCTGATGGAGGGAAGCGGCTTATAAAGCCTTTCCACATTGTATGTAGGTCCTTGTAGAAGCCGCTGCTACCATCTTTATTTCCAAGAGAATACTCACGATAGAAATCGTTAATCCCTATCATTACACCTACGATGTCTTCATCTGTCGAGACAACAGTATAGTCTTTCGACCAAACACGTGGAGCGGCTCCTCCTACGCTTGCAGAGGACACTCCATAATTTGTCGTCTGGCAGCCGAGCAATCTTCCTACTTGGTCAGGAAAAGCGTCAAGTCTTGCACCCCCGTCTTGATTTAACCCATAGGTTATAGAGTCTCCACAGAATGCAAGTCGCTTTGACTTTAATGGCGACACAACCCCTGCACTTTCTAACTGCTCTTTCAGTTCCTTGTGATTGACGACATCAATAGAACTCATCAAGAATATAAGAGGAATCTTCTTCTCCTTGTCTGATTGATATGATGTAATGCGCACATATTTAGCACCTTCAGGAATATCAATATATCCTGTTTCGTAAACATCGCCAGCTTTTGCAGCGTCGGCAAAAACAGAATATCCAGCAATCTTCTTCTTATCTGAATTATAGATAACGCTTCCGTAAGTCTTGCTATATCCTTGATACCCAAGATTAATCTTGACTGCACCCTCTGGTATCTCGATGAAGTCTGACACAGCGAAAGTGTTATATCCATTCGAAGCAAAAGAACCGTCTGAAACGTTGACACCACCTGTATTGTACCTGATGCTATTAGTATAATCTTGTAAAAACAGATTTTTGACAGACTCTTTTAAATCGGAAATCTTGCCGTCCAGATTAGTGGCTTTTTCATTAACCGTAATCTTTTTGACCAATGTTAAAGACGGCTTAACGCTCGCATACCCCGTCAGTTTGATGTATGCAGCGTTTGCAGGCAAGTCAACCGCAGCAGTATTCCAAGTTAATGGGGCTCCGTTTTCCTCAACACCAAACTTTTGAATGATACCTCCATCTGCATCACATATCAGAGATGCCAACACGGCAGAATATGCCTGATACTGAAACTCTACTCTCGAATATCCGATAACAGATAACTGTGTACACACGAAATCTTCACTTAGATATACATTCCCATTAGATTTTAACCAACCTCCATTGTTCCAAATAAGCGAAGCAGGATTAACAGAAGTACGTTCTTCCACTTTTCCTTGCGCATTAGCCTTAATTGCAGCGGTCACTGCTGCCTGCGACATCACAGAAGTCGCACTATCGCCAAGTTCCTGCGCAATAGGTAGGTTTTTCACCATATCTTCAATGGCTTTCTTAGCCTCATTTACCTTGTTCTTTGCATCATCAATAGCTTGCTGCAAAGCACCGTTGGCGTCATCAAGCGTTGGTGTGCCACCAGATTCCCCAGTTGCAACCCACTCCCCTCCATCACCTACATAGATAGGGCTTGGCAATGATTTACCAACAATTGCCCACCAACCATCGTGAGGACGTGGGTACGCTTCACGCAGTTTTTCTGCAGTAGTAAAGATACCCTTATTGGAGCCCTTGATATTCTTTGCATCAAGCCAGCCGTCTATAACAAAAGTACCTTTAACTCGTCCACCACCTTGTATAGTGAGACTTCCTCCTATAGAAGTATTGCGACCAACAGATACGTCGCCATCTAATTGTGTTGTCTTTACAGAAGTCATATTAATGCTGATTTTGCTAAATCTGACAATGCTTTGCTTAAATCAGCATTGCCATAAGTTGTTAATACTAATGACGCTATGGTGTAAACTACAGCTTGGTAGCAGCGTTCGCAAATCTCGATACCATCATCTTCATCTATTACTGGATAAGGGAGATAGACAGCCCTACTAACCATAGCGTTCTCACTCTTGCAAGAATAAAATTCCAAAGCCTTACCTTCTGGACGAATAGCGATTGCACATACAGGTTTCTGAGGAGTACCACGTATGCCCTTAAAGCGGCTACTTTGCTTTTTGTATTCTGCATCGTCCTCACTGATAGCATGGTATACAGCGCGCTCCCAGTCATCCATTTGGAATACTACAAGACGCATGAAGTTCTCAGGAAGCAGACACCAACCACTTTCAAGCTCCTTCCAATAAATCGCGTCTCCAAAGTTGTTACCTCCATCAAGTAGGTATGCAGGTGCCGTGCTATGTATTCTTTTTACCGCGTCTGTAACCTTTGATTTGATGATATCGTTTAAGGAAAGAGTGTCCACATCATCAAAGCCTATCAGTGTGTCACTGGACATATTTTGGTCTATTGCTATGCGAACATCTTTTGCTATTTCATCAAGACGATATACTTTCATTGCGTAGAGATGTTACTTTTCCAAACCCTCGAATTCAATGTTATTAGCCTTTGCAACTTCGAGGATAGTCTTAAGGCTGCGGAGTGACGTACGACTAATGCCCAATGTGTCTGCGAGATAGTTCTTGGCTTCTCCCAAGTCGTTCACTGTAACCTTCTGGATATTGCCGTCCTCACTCTCTTTAACAGAGGTATACTCTTCATTAGCAGTCTCTGATGTATTCTTAGGTTCCTCAACATGGTCAAGGGTGAATAAATCTCCAAAACGATAGTGTCGTTCGATAGCTTTCTGCAATTCTTCACTATCAGTTGAAAAAACGCTGCCACCATTTGAGAGTGCAATAAAAGATAAATGCATGCTTTCTCCACCATCAAGAGTAACGTTAATTGCGATATGCGAATCTGATATATAATGCTTCATGTCTTTATAAATAAAAAGGGATGGGATGTACGAGAATCCCACCCCTTAGTGTTATTAATTGTTATTTGGTGTTAGGCGTGTGCAAGCTTCATACGTGCATGTGCTTTAGCATAGCGCAAGTATAGACAACTGACCTCCTGGATAACTACAGCGTCGGTGTTACGAACACCTGCTTTCTTTAAGTCAAGAATATTACGACCCCAAGAGATGTGTGTTTTCTTAGACAAATATTCTGGATCAAGAGCGAAGCCACAATCACTCATACCATTAACATCAAACAACTCATGATGAACTGTAAGAACCTCTCCAAAGTCTGTATCCCATGACTTAAACTTCAAGTTCCAAACCTCAACGGTGTCCTTCAGACGGAACTTGTCACTCTTAATCTTAGAGAATGCAGAAAGCATGTCTGAACCGCAGAGGAGAATCTTACGTTTGTTTCCAATACCAGAACCAACAAACAAATCCTTGGTGATATCGACAAGGTCTTCATCTGAAATAACTGTACAATTCTTTGCTGCATCCCACTTTCCAACCTCGATATCCTTTCCTGCCATCCACCAGATTCCACCAGTGAACCAAGTATTCATACCCTCCTTAGCGACATGGTTGATAACATTCTTAACACCAAATAGATAAGAGTTCTCCATTGCAAGGCGCATGTCGTAGATACCATCCTCTTCCAAGTCAGAGAAGTCCCAGTTCACCTCCTTTGATGCGATTTTATCAAAGGTTGACTCTTCTATTTGAATCATAAAGTTCTGACAGTACTGAGTTTCTGGCGTTGGGACATTATTGAAACGTCCAGTCTGAACATCCAACTCAGCACAAGCCTTACCCATTCTTACAAGCGTAGCACCACTCTTAATCTCTGGGACAAAGATTGGCTGCTTAGAGGTTTTATCCATAGAGCCATTTACAGCATACACTGTAGGTACATTTGTAGAAGCATCCTTACCACATACACACAGCACAAGGTCAGGAATATTACTACCTGTATACGCCTTACCTGTATTAGGGTCTGTTACACCCTTAACACCAACTACACGGATAGTATCGTCGAGTGTAAACATATTGGTGTCGCTCACAGGAAGTGATGTGCTGGCACCACTGGCCATAGCCTCAACCTTCTTTGTAGTAGTACACTTAATTTCACGTGTTCCAACAGAATAATACTTAACCACAAATGAGTTACAAGAACTTGATTTTGCAAAGCGGCTAATCTGGTCTACTGGCGTAGCCATAGGGCGAATCTTAATGATACGCTGGTCTACGTCGTTCATGTAGAAGTTTTCGTCACCATCTGTACGTCCCTGTGTTTCTGTTGCAATACCATCAGTGCCACCAGTGCCCTCTGCTCCTGCATTTGTTTTTCCTGCATCTGGAAGTGCGGAGGCATTAGCCATCAGTACTCCGTTTGACGCTCCCATCACAATAGCCAACAATGTTAGCATAATGCGACAGAGAAAACTCGAACTTTTCTTAATTTTCTTCATTCTTCTTTTGTTTTGAATTATTAATAGTAAAAATTGTACTTACTTATAGGCTGTACGTTTTTCGCCACCTCGCTCCCAAATAGACTGAGCTCCGTCGTAGCGACTGATAGCACCAAGTTCTGGCAATTGTCGTTTAGAGCCACCACCTCCGTTCTTGCCACTGAGATTAGCAGTACCATCATTGTGGGACTTTTTGCGTAATTTCTCATCAATCTTTGCATTACGTCCTCGAACTTCGCCTTCATGTGCAGCTTCCTCAACATTAGCATCGTGATTGATAGCCTTAGAAGCCATCTCAATACTCTCACGTGAGAACTTACCAAGAATTCCATCTTTCATGATGTTAACAAGGAATTCCATTATCTCGTCAACCTGCTCATCACTCCATCCCTTTTCATCTTGAATCGACTTAATAGTGGAAAGAGTTTCTGCAATATTCTTTTGATACAGTTCGTCAAAATCTTTCTCTTTGGCAACACGTTCTGCATACTCTTGACTTGCTTTTGCAAGTTCTTCCTGCTTATCAGGGTCTTTAAGTTCTTCTACAAAGTCGTCTCCGAACATACGTACCAATTCTATGGCAGGGTTGCCACCCTTACGCCAATTGGTGAGGAAAGAAGCACTGCGAGGGTCACTTGTAAAAAGGTCTGAGAAAGCCTTTTCACGCTCCTTATAGCCATTAATTTCCTTCTCGTATCCATCGTAGTCGTCCCCGATTTGACCATATAAAGCCTCTTCGTCGTCAAAGTTATGATCAGGATACTTCTTACTCATCCTTTCTCTAAACTTATCACGATTACTCTTAACTGTTGGATTTTCAGCCATAATCTTATATCTCTAAATTTATGATGGTTGTTTTAATGCAAAAATAGGATACAATTATTATATAAATCGTTTAAGTTTTTACGTTCTTTTTTTGTAACTTTGGAACATAGATAAAACCGTTATGAAACATCGAGGTTCCACTATGGAATATGCTGAAGAGCGCATGAACGATATAATGAGACTATATAATGAGCATATATCTTCATGCGAATATATCAGTATTCCACACATTTGCGAACTGATATCCAATATGCCTTCACGGAGGTTTTGGGTATCAGAAATTTGGGCAAGCAAAATAGTAATGGCAATTATAAAAGGTAAACACCCTTATTATAAGATGCGCCCACTAAAATGTGAAATGTTTCAAGAAATACACAAACGTGTTGTTGAACTTAAAACAAAGAACCCTCATTGGTCGATTAATAAGTGTTGTGAGATAGTTGTAGCACAGCCTGCCCCTAAATTCTATTTAAGTGCTGGCAGTATTAGAATTATGATATGCAAAGAGAGAAAGAAAAGATACGAAGAAAGAAAGAAAAGGTTACGTCATTGCTTTTAGCAGTAATAGCTTTATCCTTATTGAAGCTTTCTGACTTGCACGAGGTTGGCATCTATGCAGGATGTTCGTGGGTGGGGAGAGTTCTCTACCCTTTCTTTCATTCGGGTATCATACACGCTACCCTTAACGCTTGGTGCCTTATCAGTTTAGTTTTTATCTACAATATCAGATTACAAAGGCTAATACTTGCGTATATTATTGCCGTAACATTCCCAATAGAAACACTTTCTCAAGTATTACCTATTTCTACATTACCAACTGTGGGACTATCTGGAGTTGTTTTTTTTCTCTTCGGTTCTATTTCGTTAGAAGTGCGTAGGAAATTGTACTATCAAGCATGGATGGTGTTCTATCTTATTGTCGGTTTTGTATTCCCATACACAAATAGCTGGCTCCATCTGTATTGCTATTTATGTGGCATATTATCATCTCTTCTTAACTATCCGATTGTAATATGCAGAAAGAAGTAATCAACATATTAAAAGAGGATGACAAACGTAATGCTGACGTTTACCAAAAGTTTGACCCTATCAGCGGTATAGGGTCTATTGGAGAACGTGTTGAAGTACGTATAGATGGTTTCCCATTAGAAACACAGTATATTCCTGTTGAAATGCTTAGCATTCCATTGGTAAAACTGCTAATAAGCTGTGGAAGTATAATAAAATTCCTAACAGAAGAATTAGAAGTAGAATATTCTGAGGAAGATCGTCTTAAGGTTATAGAACAATTTGTGCGATTAAGATGCCGCTATGACTTTGCTTTTTGGGCTGCATTATATGTCTTTATTAAAAACAAAGGTGGTGGAGAAGATGTGTTGTTTCGACTCACACGGCCTCAAAGGAAGTTCGTAGAACGACTTGAAAAGTTACGCAAAGCCAACAAGCCTATACGAATAGTTCTACTAAAGGCACGACAATGGGGCGGTTCTACAACTTCTCAGTTGTATATGGCATGGCTTCAGCTCATTCACAAGGTAGGTCTTAACTCACTAATCATCGCTCATCAAGGTGCTGGTTCTGATGAAATCAAGGATATGTTTGACCGTATGATTAAAGCTTATCCTATAACTATGCTTTATAAACTGGGTGAAACCTACAATGAAAATGAATCTAAGTTAGTAGGTGTAGGACACTCTGGTTCTATTCATCGTGTACCACAACGTAACTGTAAAATAAAAATTGGAACAGCTGAACGTCCTGACTCTTGCCGTGGTGGAGATTACAACCTTGTACATCTTTCCGAGGTGGGACTATGGAAAACTACAGATGGAAAGAAGCCTGAGGATATTGTACGCTCAGCATGCTCCGGAATCTTATTGAAGCCGTATACGATGATTGTTTACGAGAGTACAGCAAACGGTACAGGAAACTTCTTTCAGCGAGAATATGACGCGGCAAAACGTGGAACTTCACAGTTTGAAGCAATGTTTGTTTCTTGGTTTGACATAGAGCAGTATTCTTTGGCTTTTGAAGACAATGACGCAAAAGCAGATTTTGCTGTATGGCTATGGAAGAATCGTACTAATGGTAGTGCTTCATCGGCACGTGCTGAAAGTGGAAAGTACCTGTGGTGGTTGTGGGAGCAGGGCGCAACGTTAGAAGCAATTAACTGGTATGTACAAGAGCGTGCTAAATATAATGAACATGCCCCAATGGCATCTGAATATCCATCTGATGATGTTGAGGCTTTTGTACATTCGGGTGAACGTGTCTTCGATAAGTATAAAGTTGATGAGTTCAGAGCATCATGCAAACCGCCTAAGTATATTGGAGATGTTTATGCGGATGGAGACTCTGGGAAAGACGCCCTCAAAAATCTTCGCTTTGCAGAAGACACGCAAGGGTTACTATGGATTTGGGATTTACCAGAGATTGATGACAAAGAGATTGTTACAAATAGGTATCTTACAATAGTTGATATTGGTGGACGCTCGAAAAAAGCCGACTGGTCTGTTATATTAGTAATTGACCGTCTGTTTATGTTAGATGGAGATAGACCAGAAGTTGTTGCGCAATGGTACGGACACATTGACATGGATATACTTGCTTGGAAAGCTGCACAAATAGCAGCATTCTATGATAACTCCTTACTTGTTATTGAGAGTAACACACTTGAGACACATGACAAGGAAAGACAAGTAGACGGAGATTTATCGCACTTTATTCTTAATCAGATTAAAGATGTCTATCCAAATCTCTATGCACGTAAACAGACAGAAGACGAGATTAGGGAAGGTCTGCCACGTAAGTATGGTTTCCACACCAATGTTGCAACTAAGCCAATGATTATATCAACTTTGATAAAGGTTGTACGTGAACATTTGTACACAGAACGTGACGAACGCTGCTTAGACGAATATGTGGTTTATGAGAAAAAGCAGAATGGAGCCTTTGGTGCTATTATTGGTAAGCATGACGACTTATTAATGACACGTGCTATTGGTCTTCATATATGTTTCTTTGAAATGCCTATACCAACTATTGTGATGCGTGTCAATATGCGTGTCCCCAAGAAGAAGAAAGCAGTATCAGCTGCAACAATATAAGTTTAATTTAATATATAATAAGATGATGAATGTTTTTAAAAAATTGAAAGCTTATCTTCGCTATCGTGAAGCGGTAAGAAAGGCGAATGAGGCACATGAGAGAACTGGTGAACGTTATTATGTTATGCCAGCGTCAGGTACAAAGAAAGCACTCCTTGTCATGGATAGATTTAACTTCCGTCGACTAAAACACAAAGGTTATATCACCAATAAGGCTTTTGTTGCTGACCTTGAAAGAGAGTGCTTTTATGCAACACCATATAGAAATGGGACAGCAGAAATGCCAGCCTCTGTTATTGAATTGAAGAAGCAACAGTATTACTCTTGGTGCAATGGGAAGATACAACGTAAGACAAAAACAAAGTCTTGACGGCATTGCCACTCTTACCAATGACCCTTTAGCGGTAGAGAATATTCAAAAGAATGTAAATAAGAAAAGATAAACAAAAGGCGTAGGATTATCCCCACGCCTTTTGTTATGAAGCTTGTAACGCTTGATGCAGTTGGTCTACAGCTTGCATATTAGATCCTTGTTGCGCTTTTTGCATAATCTGCGGTGAAACCCCTTGAGGTAACTGTCCTTGCTGTATCTGTTCTTTTTGAGATTGTAGGCTTTGTAGTAAATCATCTGCAAATGGGAAGTCTCCATGTTCAAGTAGTTGTTCTACACTGATAGCTTGAGCTTGCCATAGTTGTATAAGGACATCATTAGCAAGTTGACGATATGCTGGTGTTGTTGTACTTTCGGTGATAGACAAGTCAAATTCAACATCTCTAATTTTCTTAGGATCGTATTCGATTTGTGTACCGCTCTTACCTGCGATGTTAAACACACGTTTCCCATCATAGAACTGTTGTATATTCTTTACGTCTTTGTAAGCTCCATCTATAACAAAGTAAGAGAAACACTCCAACATATCAAGCAATGACATTGTAGAATTCTGAACTTGCTGATTATACATAGATGCACTTTGTCCAGAGAAACCAGGCTTACCCTGTAAAGCCCCATTCACACCTGATATGTCCTCAAAGAACTTTAGCTGTAAATTGAGTAATTCGGTAATACCAATATTGGTAGAGTTATTTGCTACTTGATGTGGCATTTGTCCTGTCTTTGACGGCTTAAAGACTATAACTCCGTTAAACTCTGCCCAACTTTCAGCAATATCTTCCATGCTAACACCATCAGGTAAACAATCTTCTGGCATCAACAAGACACCCTTAGCACTCGCTCGCATGATCCAATCATATAGCGTAATGAGTCGGTTAGTATACCTCTGCTGGTCTATGACATCATTAACAAATGAATGTATCTCTCCATCTATGAAAGGATAAGCCTTGAATATATAAGGGTGACTTCCGTGTTCAAAAGGAGTTTCTCCTTCTTTAAGGATATGTCCAAATGGGGAAAGATAATAGAAGTACCAATAATCATCCATGAACCAAGTAGCTTGGATAAGTGGGACTTCTTCTGCTGGCATTCCTGAATCCTTAGCCATTTGCATACGCTGCTCATTTACTGAAACTACGTCCTTGTAATAATCTTCCTCATCTATTTTGTAAATATCGCCATTAAGATAGTCATGACAACGATAGCGCGGCTTCTGCTCCTTGCGCCAAACTTCTATAACACGACATCTTCCAGGCTCACTGGTGAAGAGGAAATCAAAATTATCAAGTCTACTATAGCCAAACTTCTCTGCATAGCTCGCTATATATTCCTTACTATCTGCCCATTTATATATGTCTTTCAGTTTACGATAATCTTCAGGAGCCTCTGCAAACTGTTCACAGAGTTGTCCAAAGCTAATATCGTGCACCTCTCCCAAGCAACCTACGTCCCAACCACGAAAATCACGCATATTGTTATCAATGAAGAAGTTGTTAGGTTGTACGTAATCTGTCCAACAATCTTCCTTGCCGTTACGCCATCCATAACTTTTGCGATGTACAATAAAGCCAGAGATTAAAAACTCTTCCATTGTTCGTGCATATACCTCGCTCATTCTGTTGAGTTGCATATTACATTGCAGAATGGTAGACATTGTTTCTCCAAGTTTCTGTTCATCTCTATCTCGTGCTACACATGTAGGCTCTTTCGATTGCGAACGATATACACCAAGTACATTACGAACAAGTCTTCGGATAAGATTGTTCTTTAGCGGAACGTTACCTTGCTGCTTGATATACTCTTCCTCTGTCATCGTTTTGCCATCGACGCAAATCTTATCGTCCCATTGGTCTCCGTAGGTGTATCTCTTGTTTCTCTGTCTATCTTTTCGGAACTGCTCCATTTCGTTCCAATAGTGTTGAGCCTCCATGAGCACATCAAAAGCCCTACGCCTCTCAAAATTGTTTGCACGAAAAGCAACCGTATCCATTTCCTCATTTTTTTTATTTGGAGTAATACGGCTCATCGGTATAAGCTTCTCCCTTTTATTTGTAACAGTATGCATATTGATATCCAATTTAATAGTGTAGGCAAAGATAAACAATGCCTACACTATCATAAGTTTAACTATTTACGTGTCTTATTCATTTTTTCAATCATCTCTTTTTTTAGTTCTGTAAGCTCTTTCTCAATTGAGAGATGTTCTGCTCCATCATTAGCTTCTTTCAACTCTTTATATAGGGCATCAATATCCTTACTATAGTCTTCAAAAATCTCATAACGAGCAAACTCTGGAGAGTTATATAGAAAATCTATCTTATCAGCATAATCAAAGAGACCTTTGTCAGTATCATTCTCATAATGCTTCATTCTTGCCTTTAAGACATCATGCTCTTCTTTAACACGCATATACTCATTGTTGATAGCACGTGCCTCTGTACGCTCATCTCCATTCTTTAAGATTCGATTGAGAAGTAAGAAATTGCGTGGGTCGTACTCTCTATCCCCAGCTATAGTCTCTGCACTCTTAGAAAGTTTATCTATAGTGCCAGAAACACCACCAAAATATCCATTGAGGAGATATTCTATCTGCGCAGGATTGATATCAACAGAACCCTTAGTGTAAGCGTCTCCGCCTGTAGACTCGTTAAGCGTCTTGGCTATTCCGACAAGATATTTGTTAGCGCTCTTGTATGCTTTTGTCCATTCTGGCATGTACTTATTATAAGGAGTGTCTTTATAGATAGGCATACCTGTCCAACTCTTATTGCTATAGACTTCTGCAAATGGCTTAACAGCACTTGGCACAAATGCCTTAACACCGCCTCCACCTTCTAAGAAGTCAATAGGAAGAACCTGAGTTGCCTGTCCAGCTATTGCCTTACCTAACTCTGACCCTGTAAAATGTTCCTTTCCACTCATAGCACTTACCATAAGTTCTCCCATACCATAGATTGCACGATACTCTACAGGTAATGGAATAGATACCCATTGGTCTCCTATCTTAAACAAGATATTGCTACGCCTTACATATTCAGGCAAGTTCCAATAACTATTTGCATCTGCGTCATCGTCTCCATCTCCCATTCCTATGCCTGCAATTACAGCGCCAAGTAAGAACATTATAGCCGAAGCGGTAAAAGCCTTAGCAGGATGTTTCTTAAACTGTCTACCAAAGTTTGTTGTACCTTGTATTGCAGCATTCCAGAAGACAAATCCGCTGCGCCCTATACCCGAAACAAAAGCACTTGCAGTACCGATTTTAGTCTGCCCAACAGCGTTCATAAACTTCGCACCACTACCTTTCTTATTGAAGTTTACAGATATTTCTTTTGCATCGTAGATAGAACGTTCTACTGTTCTACCCATCTCACGTGATGTAAGGTAAGCTGCAAAGCGTGCGCAGTTCTCAACAGCGCGATTATACTCATCAAGTTTTTCTCCAAGTAAATTAAAAGCCTTTGTAATACTTAGTTTACCATTAGCACGCTCCAACTCTCTACGAATATCATTCTTATGCTGCTCAATATCTCTCACATTTGCATAGCCTGTTTCGCCACCATTCATCATAAACTGATAGAACATATGTTCCAGTTTATTATTCATATCAAGCGTTCCTTTTCTATACTTTGCAAGAAGGACTTTTATTTGTGCAGGGTTGCAACGTGCAATGTTTCTATGGAAACGTAATGCGTAATTCGGACTCTCCTTTACCCATACTATTGAGTTAGAGAAAAGCATATCTCGAATAAAGTTTGAAACAACAAAGTCTGGATTTCTTGTAGTATAGAACGCACTTAGTTGTCTATTAACCATCTCTCCAGCTTTGAGAATTGCACCAATAGCACCAGATGTATCATTGTCTGGATTAGTCTGCCCATTGAGAGCTTGAGCAGCTCGTGGATTACCATTAAGAGTTAAGATATAGTCTCTTCCTCCACGTTTAACAAGTAGTTGATGCTGACGCAAGTCACGGCTATCGACAACTCTATAAGGAATATTTGTGGTTTCCTTTCCATGTTTATACTTGTCTGGAGCCTGCTCAGCAAGCTTTTTCATTTTATCTTCAAACTCTTTCAACTTTTGTTCAATATCCTCTGCGGAGTCGTTTTCCTCAAAGTTGTCAGGGAATACTGGATTCCATTCGTCTGCCACATCATCATATTTTAACCACATGTCGCTAATGCTAACGAGGTCACTTGGATGATTGAGCACAAAGTTAAAGAAGCGCTGTTTAACAAGTTTGTTTCTATTTCCCTGTGTTATAGCACTCTCAGCCATACTTTGCATATTCGCAAAAGGGTCATCAGCTTTAGAAGAACGTCCCTTGGCAACTTTGATTGGTGCATTAAATGCGCTACTCTGATGTAAAAGGTATGCGTATGCTTCCTCGCTTGTTGTCTCATCAAAGCCACCAAGTGGAATATAGTATTTATACATATCGCTTATTTTCTCATAAGTGTCCTTATCCATCATTCCACACTCGTAACTTTTAGATAAGATTGCAGCGTTTACGGCATTAACCTTGTCCCATAGATTGGTAGTATCATGAGTACTCTCGTACTCTGATACCATCGTTTCTGCATCTACTTCTGCCTCTGTTACATTATCTTTACCTGTTAATGCAGTAAGTCCTGCATAGTCGCGATATTCTGCAAGACCTGCACGTGCGCTCTTTTGAGCATCACTTAACTTTTCGTTATTAAGGATATCTTCTATCGCACGCTTACGCATGACAGCATTACGTTCCAAGCCATGCTTTGCCATCATATAATCCACAAGTTCAGCACGTTCTTGTGCATTCTTACATAGCTTAGAAACTTCTGCAAGCATTGGCTTAAACAAAAGGTGTGCAAAAGCATCCGCCTCTGCTTTATTCACTGATGACAGTCTGTTTTCGCCTAAGTAGGCGTTTTCATATCCGTCAATGTCTTCAATATTAACATTCTTTCCCTCAGCCTTAGTAATAGCATTCATTGCCTCTTTGAGACCAAGCATGCTATCTTGCAAGGCTTCTTGTGTCTGGAACATTGCTCTATTAACACGCTGTTCGTACTGCTCTCTCGCATTAACTCGCTCTTTCTCCTTTGAATTATCTTCTCTATATAGAATCCCTCGCTCAGCTACATTAGAAGAATTAGTGTCCTGCTGATCATAGTTTCCAACCTTTAACTCATTTTGCTTTGCTACGTCTTCTGCCTCACCTAATATGCTGCGATATATACCTGGCTCTTTCATATTTTCATAGCTACGCCATAGCAAATAACGAAGTTCGTTATCACTTAATTCTGTAGCTGACCAGCCCTCAAAACCGATACTATGTAACATCTTTAGGAATAAACTTTTAATCTTATTCCATATTGCATAATGAACCCTCTCGAAGTCTGTTCGTTCTGCCAGTCCTGCAAGATACTCTTCTGTTGCTGTACGGAAATCCCAGTTGTTATTTGCCGCTTGACTTGTTATAATACGTCTTATTTCTGGTTCAACATTCTGGTAAACGTTGTCAAGGAACGTCTCAAAGTGTTCGCCAAACAATTTCCTTAGCCCATAATGCGCTACAGCTTCATGTAGCAGAGTCTTCTCTACATCTTCTACACTTGCATGATTAGGGATAACGATGCTGATTTTTCCACTACTCTTAGAATAGAATCCTTTTGCTTTAGCTTTCTTTCCCTGCAAGCTGTTACTATTTGTAACGGTTTCAATATTATTAAGATGTAACTTGTCAGCAAGTTCACTTATACGACTTATCATGCGCTGGCGTTCCCTTTCTGCAAAAGCCTTCTGATCTTCCTCGGTGCGCTTATTCTCGCCGAGCATCTTTGCAACTGGGTCATTGATAAAGCTCAACTCGCTATTAGTATATGAACCATAGCCTTCTCGATATTTTTCTTCATCAAGATTGCGCTTGCCATATTCAACGTCTTCCTCCATGGCGCCTCTATCGAGTGCGCTATCATCAATATTGATAACATCCATGAGGTGTAAGGCGCTATTAGAAAATGCGGTCTTAATCTTAAAGATAGATTTATTAGTATCTCGTGTATCCTCTCCGAGTTCATAATTTCCATATAAGATAGCAGAGCGACCACCCATCTGATTGACATAAGAGATTATTTGCATAATATTCTTATGACTATCTACATCTGTTAACTTTGTCCATGGAAGGAATACATTTCCTGTGACATGACCAGCTTGGTCAAGGATAATAAGACTCATTTTCTTGTGTTCGCCAAGACGATGACTACTAACATATTCTGCAATACTTTCTGGGCTTACAGCTCTGAAAGCAAACTCAGGGTTCCAGTCTTTTGCAAATACCTGCTGACTAAACTGATATACATTAATAGGGATATTATTATGTTCATCAGGCAAAGGAATATTTCCATCTTCAAGCCTTCCGTCTTCTGAGAACATACCAAATTTGCCACTTGTGGTATTGATAATGATTGCTGGCATCACTTTCCCTCCAAAGATTTCCTTCATCTTCTTTTGCACATCCATATCTTGCTTACTTGCAGATATGTTTCCACTTGGATGGTTGTGAACAAACAGCACCTTATCTGGATTAATAGCATCAGCAGCCACAATAGCTTGCTCGATAGGAGCTAAGGTTGTAGCGTATGCGCCAATAGAGAGGTGAAGGACTGTTGGGGTTCCATCTTTTATCAACACCAGAAACGAGTTTTCGACAGATGATGTTTCAAGCTGTTTGAAGATATATGCAATATCCTCAATACTTTCAACATGCTCCTTTCCTGTAAAACTAAAACCGTTACTTTCTGTATATCTACGTTCCACGTGACAAGCCTCGCCCTCTTCTAAAGGACGTAGACGCAGACGTGTAAGGTCGTAGCCCACTTTTCTTACAGTCTCTTTGGCTTGGTAGTAAGCCTCGCTTTCTACGCTTGAAAGTTGTTCGCTCTCTTTTTTACTTACATAATCCTCAATTGCATCAAGTTGAGCACGCAGTAAAGTACGTTCTGTCGTATGATAACCGCCATTGGACCAATTCTTTGCAACATTGACATATGAGCCGTACGCAGTATCTAATGAGGTCTTTTCGTCCTCAAGCGAGTTCATGTACCTTTCCACAGCTTCCTGAAACTCTTTATTATGGCGACGATCATATTCTTCCATGTAGAAGTTCCATTCTTTGCTATCACCTTTAGCGATTTCCTTTAAGAGTTTATCGTCTGTAAGTTTAGAAATTGCTTGATTCACATTCTTATTTGGTGAATCACTAAAATCTACTTCGCTAAACAAATTACCTTCTATAAGACTTCTGATGGATGAAGAAACATTAAAGAGTGGCTCTTCTGCTGTAAGCTCACTAAAATTTCCATCTTCGTATTCAATGTCTGAAAGAGTGTCTGTATCATCACGCAAAAGATTTTCGTCTTGTATTACAGGATTTACAAAATCTTTCACTATCTTTGCAGCAGAAGAAAGCTCATTTTTATATGTGGCATCTGCATTGAGAGCAGAAGCGCTTATATAAGATTGGGCTTTTTCTTTATCCACGCTTAATAGTTTTCCGTCCAATATCCACTTGGTTACACCTTTGCTCTCTTTGCCAAACAAAGAGGAAATGAAATTAAAGTCAGCTTCTCCCTTCTTATTTACTTCTATACTTGCAAGTGTATTGTGTCCTCCTAACTTGATTTCTAATAGCGTAGCAAAACTATTTGGATGACTACCCTCAAATACTGCAATAGGGTTTTGCATGGCAAGAGGCAGGTTGTGCAGCTCCTTGACATCAAAATTATGGAGTTTTGCTTTCTTCAAAAGCTTATTACCATAGAGAATGATAGGCTTATCAGGAACACCTGCAGCCGACAGCATAGGTGAAGGATAACCTAACTTTAATCGTTTCGATTGTGCATTTTCTTCCGTCAGCTCTGCCAGTTCTCTATTGAACTGCTCATTTACTTCCTTATCAAAAGCATGACTTCTGGCAGCATCGTTGGCAAATGGGGCATTCTCCTCGCTATCAATGTCTGAAAGAGTGTCTGTATCATCACGCAAAAGATTTTCGTCTTGTATTACAGGATTTACAAAATCTTTCACTATCTTTGCAGCAGAAGAAAGCTCTGGATTTTCTGCGGCTTCCGCAATTGGTGCGGAGAGGTACAGATTATTTGAGTCTTCTTGCCCTACATTATCTGCGGCTTTCGAGATACCTCTCTCGGAGAAGTACAGATAATTTAGGGCTTTTTCTTTGTTTATATAGGTAAGATAGCCTTTGTTTATCCAGTCCACAACATTGCTTTCCCTTTTGCCAAATACAGAAGAAACAATATTGAAATCAACATCAACACCGTTTTTGCCAAGAGTAATCGCAACCATTATATTTTTCCCTTGTGAACGAAGTTCTGTAAGTATAGTGCGATTGCCCTCTCGCCGGTAATTGTTGAATACTGCGATAGGATTGGCAACAGCCCTTGGCAAGTCTTGCAGTTCCGCAAGCGCAAAGTCATGTTTCCTCATCTTCTTGATAATCTTGTTGCCATACAGCTTCATCGGCTTATCTTCGACACCTGCCGACAGAAGAATTGATGACGGACTACCAAGATTGAAAATCTTAGTATCTGCATTCTCCTCTGTCAACCCTGCCAGTTCTCTATTGAACTGTTCGTTGATAGCAATTAGTTCAGAATCTCTGCTGTTATCTATTACTTGAAAAGCTATATCATTACTGCTGTAAGCAGCCTCCTGAGTTGCTTTTTGTCTTTCTTCAATATCTCCTCGCTTATATGTGAATACTTCTACACCATTATCTCTTAATGTCTTTTTCAAATCATCAGAGAGGTCTTCTGGTACAACAGCCTTAGAGAATTCATTGAGAATAACAGGACGCTCAAATTTTGTTTCAAAATACAACGCCGGTCTTTCTTCTCGAATAGCTTCCACCAAGTCTTGTAACTTCTGAACATCTTCTTCTGATAGCGTTATCCCATAAACATTTCTAATGTATGTTTGCGGGTTTTTCTCATTCGCAGCCTCTTGTAAGCGTGCAAATCCGTAATCATCAAACATATTCGCATTTGGCTGTAATTTCATTGCTAAGTCGAAATATACTTCTTTCCACTTTTCTTCAAAGTCTTCTATATCTTTATGCTCATTTGTGAGTTTGCTTTTCTTCTTTCTGATATTATCAAGACTTCCGTTTGCTTTCATTACGGCTGCAGCAAAGTTGGAAAATGATATGCTTATCCCTGCAGAGGCTTGTCGTCCCTGTTTTTTCATAATTTTAGATACATTCTCTAACGTATTAGGGATATATCTACGTTTGCCTGTTGGAGTAAAGCCGTCAAAAATAACCTCTTTTGTTTGGTAACGATTATTTAAACCCTCTACCCAGTTCTTAAAATCTTTTTCAAGACCAGCATCTTTTATGATTTGACTTGCTGTGTTAAGAGTCTTTTGTGCATTTTTGCTTCCTTGCTTAATTTTATCTCTCTGCACATCATTTACAAAGTTGATTAAAGGAGAAAGAGGGTATCCATATTTCTCAATATCTTCTAAGTAGCTGTCTGCAACTCTATATTGCAAAGAGTTAGGTTTACCTCTTTTAATTAGCTCTTCATATTTTGAAATTTTTCTTTGAATTGCTTCATTATATTCTTTAATGTTTCCATCAAGTTCGGTTTGAATGTAAAGTTCTACTAGTTTCTTTATTTCATTTTTTGATAAATTGTAAACGCTATTAACGCCAAACATAATATCGTTTAGAGTCTTGTGAACTTCATTGCTGTATTTTGGCTTTTCGACAATCATCTGCGGAGCTTTCCCTTGCTGGAATAAGTAAAGGTATGATAAATCAGTGTCCGAGCCATTCTCTAACCATCTATTTAATGCATTACGGACTTCACTCTGCATATCCTTTGGCACAGAATTGATGTCGTTATGTATCGTTATTCTGCCATCGCTACTTATTTGTTTTTCGACAACAGGGTACATAGGTGTCCATGCATCGCCCTCGAACGTTCCTGCATTTTTACCTGTAGACTTGTTAATCTTACGAGATGGCAAAATGAGAGAGATTTCCCCATAATCATTATGCACCTGCTTATCTGTGTCAATAACAGCTATAGACGGATTAGCAAATCCTCCTTGCTTTAAAACTTTACGAAGCTTTTGCTCCGATATGTTATGTACACCTATAAGGGATTTGTCATTAGAGTTAAGTTTTGTGCTATGCATAAGGTCATATAGTACCCTATCTGTCACCTCGTTAATTGAACCAAATTTCTTTATCTTGAATAGTTCTTTGCCTACCCATTTCCAAAACATATCCAATGCACGTTTTATTCGGTTTAGCAATGTTACAGATTTTGCTTTTTCAAAAACATCTTTGTCTTCATCTATGACTTTCTGTGCTTCTGATTCCATTCTCGCTGCATTCTCTCTGCCACTGATGCGACTCAAAACCTCACTTGCAACAGCATCTTCATCATTCATAATATTGGAATAGTTTGGGTCTGCAACAACCTCATTCCATACAGGGGTTTCTTTCAGTAACGCTTTTATACTATTCCAGCCTTTCTTATTCTTTGTCATCATTGCTTCAGCCCACAAGTGCGTGTACTCATGGATTGGCGTGTCAGGGTTTATGCCTGCTTCTGTAAGATAAATCTTGCCATCGACTGCCCAGCCGTAAATAGTGCCTTGTGGGGTGTGTAGGGAGGTTGCATGGGTGTTGGCAAGCAACTCTTGCGCTTGCTCATCAGTAGCACGCACAACTTCTATACCTGCCTTGTTTAAGGCTGACAAGATGGTGTCTGTGACTAACCGCTTTGCTGTAGTGTTATTGGTTAAATCTTCTGTCGAATACTGTAATGAACCGTTTTCCTGATATTCGTGCCCACCTGTATTCAACCAATCATAGAACTTCAAAGCTGCATCAACACTCGTAAAACCTAACGTCGCAGTATCTCCTCGCTCTTGGGCTTTATCGCTGCTATCTACCGTCTTATTATATTCATCAGTAAGGTCTCCCCACTTCTGCCAGCCACTGTTCGTCTTTTCGTCTATTTCGTCAGAATAGTCATACACAGCAATCTGTCCGCTCGGGTCGGTTATCTTGTCCGGCACTACGGTTAAAACACCCAGCCTCGAGGTCTTGCCGTCAAGCAACAATGGTGCAAACAAATCTTCTGTCTCGTATCGATCTACATCTATTGTAGTACGCCCTGTTGTATCTGTGTTCTTTTGGAAATCTTCGAGTTCTTTTAAATCTTGTCGAGCAAAATCTTCGGTTTCTGTCGGCTTCTTAGTCTGCACATCGCCTTGCGTCTTGACAGTAGAATACTCTGCAAACGGTTTTGTCTTGCGTTTACTGCTATCAATCCACTTTTTGAATTCTTCCTTGCTAACTTCTGTAATGTTGCCCAAGCCTTGCCATCCCTCTTCATAATTAGAAAGATATGCTTTCCTTGCGCTCTCCATATCAGAGAATCCGTACATTACCTTATGTTCATCGAAAGAACCGTCTTTGTTTACTTGGTCTACAACAAAGACGTTACCCTCTGTTGGGTTATCTGACAAGAAGATGTCGATATGATCACCATCAACGCTTTCCGTGCCTCGAATATATCCGTAGGTGTTATGCATCTCGGTTTCCCATTCCTTGCCATTTGCATCCTTACCACGACGAACACTGCCCTTAGGCTGCTCAATAGTGACATTGAAACCATCTACCTTGATATGACCTTTCTTGTAGTTACCAGCTTCTTTCTGTGCCTCGGTCGGATTAGTGTCAACCTTTGCTTCCTCTTTTTTACGTGTACGTTTAGCTTTATCCTCTTCCGCTACACGTTCAGCCATTGCAAACAAATCTTCACTACTTGCAGGCTTTTCTAAATAATTGTCTACAATTTCTTGCTTTGTAGCAGAAGATTGCTTATCTTTGCCAACAGAAGGAGTGTTTTGAGGAGTTATTACCGAGCCCTTTGTCTCACCCTCGGCTTTATCAGGGTGAACATAGTCCAAACCTTGCTTCTCTGCCGAAGAAGTAGTCGCATCTTTCGGAGTGCGCCAAATAACACTACCCTCCATCAAGAGCCGTAATATCCTGTTACGGCTTTTTTCTTGATTGGAAACAACGACTTCTTTCCCATCAACACTAACAGTTATTGACGTGAAATAGTAATAACGTGTTCCGTCAGACTTCCTAAAAGACTTTATAAAGATGAAAGAAGATGATCGTTCTGTATGCGTTCCCTCCTTTGCTTTACTATTTTCTTCTACAATGGCATCTGGATATTCCAACGTTGGTTTTAGCATTCCCAATTTGCCATTACGACCTGCTCGCATAAGTTTTGCAAATTGGTTCTCACCCATTTTAACGTCACCAATAGGGGTGGAAACTATGCCATCTTCTCCAAATTCTTTATCCCAATTTTCTATTGTTAACGGAATTTCTTGTGCTACATCTGCACCCAATTCCATTTGAGCTATAAAATCAGCAGCCTCCTTTTTCGTTAAATGTGAGTTTTCTGCTGCAACCTCTTCTTGGCTGCCTCCACTGCTTTGTCCACTTCCGCTTCTTCCAGTATCTCCTTCAGTTCCTCCTTGATTGGCTTCTGCCCCATCGATATCCTCACTTCGTCCTCTTGGCGTAGCATCTCCATTGCTTCCTGTTCTCCCTTCTTGGCTTGCTGAATTATCGCCAGCCAATACATTGCTTCCTTGTTGTCCATTATATTCTATATTTAATGTTTCTTTGATTGCTTGCGCAAGTGAACGTGGTGTATTATCAGGCTGCTCAAACAGGGTTTCTTCTTGTGTACCTTGTATAAGGTCGTACATCTTATTGAACGTACCCTGTATGAGTGACTGGTTATCGCCTTTGTACATAGTCGCAAGCAATAATGCAAAGTTACTATATTTTTCTGCAGGAAGGTAACTTTCTCCTGTAACATCGTCAAAAGCAAGTTGTCTTCTCCAAGCTTCAACAGCTATACGTGCATCTTTATGATTCTTTGCATTCATAAACATGCTATCATGTGACAGAGCATAATATGCCATGATAGAGTCCTGAATATCCCCTATCATACGTTCGCTTTGTGGACTGTCATAATCACGATATGCCGTTGCAAGAATTGCTTTCTGTGCTTTTGCTGGTAGCGCATTAAACATCTCTTCAAGCTGCGTATTACCACCTTCGAAGATACTCTGGTACATAATACCCTTGATATCGTTCTTTGCTTCTGCAGTAATGTTGCCTTTGCTATCAAATGCACTCTTATACTGTGTTGGACTAATCACTCCATTAGCGTTTAGCCATTTCAAAGCATCCACACCATTACTATCAACAAGCTCTGCAAAAGAGATATTCTCGTCATTAGCTCGCAAAAGAATGTTTGCAAAGTTTTTCATCTTGTCACCAAGCTTTTTAACAACATTCTTAGGCTTGATACGTTCTGTACCTCCACTTTCTGTATCACTTGCTACAAATTGACCTAATGAAATAGCTTCATCATCGTTCACATCGAGCATATTAACAAGTACAGGCTTATCCATTGCAGCAATGTCTTCTGCTTTTAGACCGAATGATTCTGCATTATCAATAAGATACTGTTTGTACTTATCGCCTTGTTCCTGATGATTATCCCACATCTCACGAAGTGCGGCACTTCGATTATTGCCCTGGATAACCTCTCCACGACTATTCACTGTTGGCGCACCTGTATAAGCAGTGACAGATGATGTGATTTCTTCTGGGCGTATATTTGCCGCAATCTTACGTGCTGCGCCTACACTTGCATCGTCCTTGCGCTCCTTTGGTTGTGCCTCGTCAATGAAGTGCTGTGGATTTCGTTGCCCATTCTTATGGCTTGGTTGTAACTGATTAGCTTCAATGATTGCAACATGTCCTGTTGGAATGTTATCATCATCAAATTTAACCTGTACTTCTTTACCTTTCGTTACGTTAATAGGCTCTTGTCTATCTACCTTATCTCCATTAACACGCCTGTAGCCTCTTGCTCGTGCATCGGTTGCCTTATCCTCTACAAAGTCGGGTACGCCATTAAGAGCTTCACGCTTGATACGTTCTGCTTCTTCTTGCTCTACACGTTCTTTCTCTTCCTGTTCCTTACGTACACGTGCCACTTCATCAGCTTTGCGCTGTTCCTCTGCTTGTATTGCAGCTTCACGCATACGATTAACAGCAGCAATCTTTCTCCAATGTGCAAGTGTTGCCTTTGCCTGTTCAATAACCGCAGCACGTTCTTTTTCTGCTGCAATCTTCTCGGCAATACTGCCACCACTCTTTGTTTTGGTCTTTTCAGCCTTTTTTACACCAGCTTCCAAATCTGACACCATATCATCGGCAACAGTCTGTGCCATACTCGTGTCACCTTCCGTCTGCTCTACAATAGCATCCCATGCTGTTTCAGGTTCTGCCTGTTCATAAAGAGGCTGACCAGATTCGTCTTTAGGAATACGCTCCAAAGCTGTTGGTTGCTGCTTTGGGGTTTCCTTTTCTACAGACTCCTCAGTCTCTTCCTGCTGTTGAGGCTGCTGAACTGTTGCATTTTCTGCAACGGTTTCAGGCGCTTTTGTAATAGCGTCAAGTTCTTCTGCACTAAACAGATTTACTTTCTTACCATTAATGGGCTGCTCTGTGTAGACTTCAAACTTACCATCTTCATTCTCAGGGGCTGTTATACTTCCACGAACAGCATTTCCATTCTCATCAGAGAGCGTAACCTCATCGTTTATGCTGTAAGTATTATTAGTATTGGTAGTTGGTGCGTTCTCTACAACCTGCGTTGCTGCAACGGCTGCTCGACGTGCCTCATCAACCTGCTGCTGTACTTGTTCTTTTGGCAACAGAATAGGCTGCTGAGCTCCATCAATATCAACAAGCACCATTTCAGGATTAACCTGTCCTGTCTTTTCGTCTATTGCATCACCAATTATAGACAAAGAGTGTTGCGTACCATCTTCTTTGTCTATGATAGAATAGGTATCACCTTGCTTGAATTCTAATTTTCCGTCAATCTTATCAGCCTGCTGCTGTGCAAATGTCTGACGTATATTGTCTGCTGCAGCCTCTTTCTCTTCTTGCACATTAATAGGTGCATCCACCTTGAAGATTGCAGAAGGGTCTGCTGTTTCAAGTTCTCCTGTCTCGGCATCACGCAAGACAACGAAATCATCAGAGTGTTCGTGATCAACACCACTACCATCAGGGAGCATTACAACATTACCATTGACAATATAGACTTGTCTATCATCAACTTTCATTGTAGCAGGGTGAATGGCGCCTGTATCAAGGTTAGTGCGCTGGTCTACCACAAGCTCGCTTTCGTGTACTTTTGTGTCAATATCATCTTTCACACGCTGAATCATGCCATTATAGGCTGCACGTGCATTGGCATAGTCGATAAACGCTTGTAGCTGTCCGTCGTTAAACTCATCACTATGCTTCATATAGGCTAAAGTTGACGCACCGCCATCTTCGCCTATCATACTTTCAAGGGTATCTTCACCCCACCCAGTAGTTTTTGTTGCTTGTTTCTTCGCCTCGTCATAAAGAATAGCTGTATTGTTGAGTTCCTTTTCATCTTGCAAGTTATAGCCCATACTGTAGGCTTCGTCCATTGCGTTAAATTGACCCTCCAGCTTATTCTTTGTGTCTTGTGCGTTAACACCATGCACAACAGCAGTACGATATTGATATTGTAAGGCTGCAATCTTCTGAGAGTTTGACAAAGACTTATCACTGCCAATTTTCTCCATTACACTACCTATCTGCTTTTCATCAGCGTTATCAATAGCGTTCTTGTATTCATCCCAACGCTCACCAAAAACAGAACGGGCTTGTGCATCTGCTTTGCGCTGCTCGTGTGGTGCCTTATAGCGTTCTCTTGCATAACCTGCTGTGTTAACTCCGCTCATTATACCGCTCATCAGAGCAACACTATAGAACGTATCACGATTAATCTTTGGGTTGAACACTCCAGTGTGTGGGTCTGTGTCAAGTGTCATATCCCCATTGGTAACAGCATTGTATAGGTTGTTTGCAACCTCCTCGAAGTATTCTCCAGCCATTCCGTTCCACTTGGTTCTCTCTTGGAAATTTTTCCAAGTCTTTGCCCAATTAGATGAACTCATGTGCTCAAAGGCATCTACAACCTTTCCTAAACCAATCTTACGTGCACCACGCCCAATAGCTGCATTTACTTTACCCACTCCAGGTAGATATTCACCCCACATTTCAGAGATATTCTCAGCGTACTGACCATTGATAGCCTTAGCGAGTGCCTTTACATCACTATATTCTTTGTTTTGGAAGATGTAACCGCCCTTACCATCGGATTGCACATCGCCTGTCTTTCGATTGAGATAATCGCCTACTATCTTTGTTGGGCTGTACATACCTGTAACAACACCTGCTTCCACAGCATCCATACCCACTCGTGTTGCTCCCTTAGCAAGTCCTGTGACTGCTTTTTCTATTGCTCCTTTGCCAAACTTCTGTAGTGCTCTCTTTGCAACTGTCTTAGCAACACTTGCAGCAGCTTCTTTGCCTGTCCCAGAGGCTGGGTTTGATGTCATTTGCATCATAAAGCCAAAAGTGCGAACAAGATTCTGACCTGCCCCAAATGCACCGCCAAGCTTATCAGAGGCTTCTGATTGGACGTTATTGGCAATAGCTGCTGCGTCAAGAAGCATCTTGTCTTTAGCGGTTGCTTTACCTTCTTCATAGTTCTTTGCAGCACGATAAAGATTAGCTGCGTTGAATGTGTCAGTTATTCCAAAATCGTATGTGTCTACATCTGTCAAACCTGCCATGATGCCACCATAGAGACGGCTTAGAGTACCAGCGTCTCCATATCTATCTGCGTTATTCTTTGCAATCGCAGCTTTCGACAACATGCCAAGAGCAGCAAGTCCTGGCTTGGCACCTTCTGGAACATACTGAAGGGCATTCCCTCGATTGCTAAATCCCTCAAGCGCATCACTTACTGCTCCCAAGAAAGGATGTTCCTTTCTGAAAGCCTCTTTCTTTTTGTAATCTTCGTCAAAGGCATCATTTACACTCTCAGCGGCATCTTTGTAGAGATTATCAACCTTATCTTTTTCACGTTGTGCCTCGATACCTGTCTGTACACTATCTCCGTATGCTTTTGCACGTGCTTCATCTGACGAAATCCCTACAAGAGGTTCTCCAGCCTCATTTGTAACGATATTTCCATACTCGTCACGTGCTACTGTTGGAGCAAACATGGAATGAACTACATCTCCATTTTCATCGTATGTCAACCCAGCATCAACAGGGTTACGTAATTCTTTCCCTGTTGCCTGCATGTAATCAATCTCGTCTTTCTTCTGCTGCATAACCTGCGGCATGCCCAACTCCTTTGCAGCTTTTTTGTCACCATGCACAGCATCATCAAATGCTTTGACAACTGTCGGCTTACCAAAACGTCTCTGTTCTCGCTCTACACGTTTTGCCTTAGCTTCATTCCCTAACTGAACAGCACGCTGTACATGTGGGTTTGATGGAGTAGCACTACGCTTTGCCTGCTCTCCAAGAACTTCATTGCGATGTTCTTCTGAAAGATTATAACCTACAGGCTTAGGCTTTAAGAAATCTGTTCCAGTTCCTTTTCCAAATGAGTTTGACAAAAGCGGCTTACTACCTTGCAGTGTGCTCTGTCGAGGGTTTACACTTGGGCTTGGAGTTGGTTTTGCTGTTGAAGTAAGTGTAGCTTTTGGTGTCGTCTGCTTCTGAATAGGCGTATGCTCAAGCGAGAAAGCATGAAGTCCTTGCTTTCTCGCATTATCGAAATGCTGTAAAGGGATGTCATAATCGCCCTTCTGCGCATCACGCATACGAATAGTAGCACCCTTGTATGCATCTGCATACGATTGAATACCGTACTTATCGACATTTTCCTTAGATACCTGATGTTCTTTGCCGTCAGATGTTGTGATAGTGTATGTTACCTTATTTGGCATAATGTATTAATTTAACGGTGGTTTATTTGTTGTGGTTTGCTTTGCCGTAGGCTTTGTTCTGTTACGACGATAATTGTTTGCATTGAAGCCTCCTGTCGAAGTTGATTTAGATGGTGATGCGCTTGTCATTCCTAACACGCTACGAACTTCGCTATCCATAGAAGGGAAGTCCCCTATATTAGAAACAACAATTGCAGCAATTCCATCTTTACTTTGCGTCTTCTCCAGCTGTTCCGCTATAGCGTTGTAATGTTGGGCTGTCTTACGGTCACCTGCTTTACGATAACGTTCTGCGGCTACCTTTGCTTTTTTCACCATTGATGGTGCAAGAGAGGTTAGAGCACCTTTCCTGTCTGCTGAATATGCATAAATATTGCCATCTTTGAGTCTAATTGTCTCTTTTGCGCCTTTATCTGTAACAGAGCCCTTAGTCGTGCCATCAGCATTGTGCGTTGCTCTAAAATGGCTTTCTGCTTGACTAATTCGTGCAGCGCCTTGTGCTTCGCTTACTCTGTTATGACGACCAACTTCTGCTATCTGGGCACCTTTCAGTCCCTCGTCTGCCTTGTGTGCACGTTCTGTTTCCGCTAAGACTTTTCCTTTGTACTCCATACCTTGAGTAAACTGACTACCTCGTTGATCATGGTCTTTTTGCCATTGGTCATCCTTAGTTGCATCACGATCTTTCTTGTATTGGATTTCTGCTGCGTCTTTCTTTTGGTTGTACAAATCTATACCAAGCTGGCGCATCCAATTTCTATCTTTATCCTTTCTTTCGTCGTCAGCCTGCCTTGCTGCCATAAGATTTCTGATATACGCATTTTGCTGAGCATCTCTGTTTGCACGCAACTTTTCCCACTTATTTTCCGTCTTAGCAGATTGTGAGTTCTCATGCCTATACATGTTAGGAGCATACTTTGTTGTGAAATAAAGGTTAGAGAGTGCTGATATACCGTCGCTAATAGCAGAAAATACTTTCTCACGTTTCTCTTTCTTCCGTTCATTAGCCAACTCTTCTTGTGTTGGAGGTTGATACGGATTGAGCTTCGTAAACATATCAGTGTAAGACATACGTGTTGGCGTTGCAGTCTTTGCAGGAGTTATTTTACCCTCCTTAGCAGCTACACTCTGCTCTACACTTGAAGCAGCTGAGGCTATAATAGAAGGAGCGGTGTTGTTACCGCTAATATTTCCAGACTGAGTTGTCGGAACAGCCCCATTTTCCCTCAAGTGGGCATTCTCGGCTCTCTGCTGCGCTACACCTGCAGCACCCAATGCTGTTTCCGTTTTCACTCCTATAGCTGGACTTGCAGGCTGTGGCGGCTGTGACATAGGGGCAGGCTTACCTAAAATATCATTTATAGCACTCATATTCTTCGTTTTGAATTAGAATGGAATATTACCAGCTGCACCAGTAACACCTTGAACAGCTTGCCCAATAGCGTTAGCCTTGTTCTGTTCAATCTCGTTGAGTTGATTGTTAAGCGAAGTATCACGCTCTTGAAACTGATTTTCGATTGCGTCTTTTCTCTGTTCACCATTAACGGCAATCTGTGCGGTTGCATCAGAAAGAGCTTTACCGTTTGCTGCCTTTGTCGCAGCGGCACTTTCTTCTGTACCACCCATCACGGCAGCTGCTCCCTGTGCGGCTCTATTGCGATTCTTAATACTTTCCTCTGTCATAGTTAAGATACGCTGAGCATCTGCACGCTGTGTTGCATCCTCGTTATAACGTCTGTCAAACCAGTCTTGGTTGGCTTTTTTCTGTGCCTCCACATTGGCTTTCATCTTCCTCATTGCTTTTGATGCGCTGATACCTCCGAAAATACTACCTGCGGCACCAATTGCTGCTCCGATTAATCCCATATTACGTTGTCTATTAAAAGTTATCTATTTTCTGCGAAAATAACACATTACTTTTGCATGGTTAGTTTAACTTTTAATACACCAAATAATATGACTACAGAAAAGAAGAAAGGAGGACGACCTAAAGGAATAGCGAAGACAGGCGGTCGTGTTGCTGGAACGCCAAATAAAGTTTCAGGGAAAGTAAGAAGTATTCTTGCAAATGTCACTGGCAATTACTATGACTCTGACTTATTTGAGAAAGACTTGGCAAGTCTTGAGCCTAAAGAACGTATACAAGCAATGGAGAGGTTTACAGCTTATATTGCTCCAAAATTACAGGCAACAACTCTTGACGTTGCAACAGAGACGAAGAAGACCATCGAAGACAGACTCATCGCTTTGTCTGGTGGAGGCAAATAGATTCTACAAATAACTACTATAGAAACGCTTTTATTAAATTGTTGAATTAATTGAATTGATTTGTTTTAGTCAAAAGGGGATTGTTCGTGAGAATAGTCCCCTTTTTCTTTGTAACTAATTCAACAACAAGTATTTATAAAACACTCCCTATATGTCGCAGTTTGGTGTTTTTTACATCATTTACAATGCTCCCTATATGTCGCAGTTGTACCATTTTCTTGGCGTCGGGAAGATGGTTTTTATAGCAAAAAGTATTATTGTAAACGAACGTTAATTTATTTCTTCGGAAGAAATCCCACTTGAAACGCATTTCTTCGGAAGAAATCCCACTTGAAACGCATTTCTTCGGAAGAAATCCCACTTAGAACGCATTTCTTCGGAAGAAATCCCACTTAGAACGTATTTCTTCGGAAAAAAGTGCACAAAGTAAAGTAAAATAAATAATATACATCTACCGCGCGCGTATACGTACGCGAGGGACATATTCGTTTTGTTAATGAAAGTAAAAAAGAAAACCTACAAAAGAAAGTTCTTCTGTAGGTTGAAAAGTGAATTAGAAACCTTTGCCTTTCATCCGCTCGTAAACAACAGATTGTTTCTTGTCTTGGTTTTCTATTTTGAAAATAACCATTGAACGATTGGGAATGTCATCAGGAAGCTGTTCGACAAGTTTTGCAATTACTTCGTCAACGTTGTTAAAACCGACATCAGTTATCTCGGCTAACTTACGTCCTTGAAAAAATGCTTCTCCATGTACTTGGTAACGGTATGACAGTTTAAAACGTTCTTCTTTCGGTTTTTGTTCTCGTCGTGACGGTTTATCAGAGAAGAAAATAAAATCAATAACCTTTTCGTTGAGTTCCCATGCAGGCGAGTAATCTGTCTTGATGTAGCCACGTGTTACCTTGTGAGCGCTACTATGATTCATTGCAAATGCAACTTCTTCAATACTTGCATTACAATCATTCTGTGCTATAGTTCCCCATGTGTGACGGAAAGTGTAAACAGAATAATCGTTATCTTTATCGATTCCCATAGCCTCGCAAAGGTGTCGAATTCCGATGTTTACATTTGCGCTGAAGCTGTCAGATGTCGTATGTCGTTTTGCAAAACAAAAAAGATACTCATCATCCTCATCAGTGCTTTTGTATTTCTCAAATAGGGGTTGCAGTATAGCAGGAATACGCATTTCCATATAAGCACCATCAGTACGAAACATCTTAGTCTTTGCTCTTTGATAGTGAAGAATGCCATCGTAATAATCAGTTTTCTTCATGTGAAATAAATCAACCGTATTGATTCCTGCCAGGCAGATAACAATCATAGCAACATCACGTCCTAACTCTTCAAGTGGATGCGCCATCTTGCTCTCGGGAAGAGGGAAAAAGAAGAACTCTCGACATGCTTCGGGGCTTATAGCGAGTTTCTCTGGTCTATCCGCCTTTGGTATCTCAACGTTCATCCAAGGATTTGATTTAATTCTAATGAGATTATTATCGTAGTCGTTGTATTCTACAAGAGCAGCCTTAAAAACTTGACGAATACAAATAGGATACATCTCCTTCGCACGTTTTGTTGTTTCAAGAGATTTTATCCATTGATTAATAAACAAAGAAGTAAGTTCAGAGAACATGACTTTGGTTGTACCAGCAAAACGTTCAAGATGTTGCAACGCAAGTTCGTAGTTACGTGCATTGCGCTGCTGCCCTCTGTCAACCATTCTGTCAATGTGCTTGTGTGCGTACTCGCTGAAACATAAGTCAGAGTCCATTGTGCGTAAAAATTCAACCACTTGCTTCACTGTCCATCTTGATGTGTTCACCCTGTTAAGTCTATCGTTATATTCAATGATCAGACTTGAGCAATATTGCAAAACGTATGGGTCTGTAATTTCGTTCGTCTTACTAAGCCCCTTACTTGTTACATACTTGCCAGTTGTTATATATCCGACCTTTACGCCTACGCCTACTCTGATATATACCTGCCAGAAGCCATCTTTGCGTGGTCTTCTTACTACAGCCTTAAATATTGCCAT